ATAGCGGTAGCGGTGCGCCTTGCAGAGGCGCACGCCGTCGATGATGCTCGCATGGTTCAGCTCATCGGAGATGACGGCGTCCCCCGCGCCGAGCAGCGGTTCAAAAAGGCCGCCGTTGGCGTCAAAGCAGGAAGAATAGAGAATCGCGTCCTCCATGCCGACAAAGTCGGCGATCTTGCGCTCAAGCGTCTTGTGGATCTCCTGCGTGCCGCAGATGAAGCGCACGGAGGAAAGGCCGAAGCCCCAATCGTCATAGCTCTTCTTCGCCGCCTCGATCAGGCGCGGGTGGTTGGAAAGGCCCAGGTAGTTGTTCGCGCACATGTTCACAACACCGTGCGCGGCGGTGGTGTCGATGCGGCTTTTCTGCGGGGTGGTAATGATGCGCTCATCCTTGTAGGTGCCCGCCTCACGGATGGCGGCGAGCTCTGCGCGGTAGCTCTCGTATGCGGTCTTCATTCTGCTTAGTCCTCCTTTTTCGTCGTCCAGTCGAGAATGACCTTGCCGCTCATGCCGCTGTGCATGGCTTCAAAGCCCTTTTCAAACTCGGTGTAGTGGAAGCGGTGGGTGATGGCAGGGGTGAGATCCAGCCCACCCTGTACCATGTAGCTCATCTGGTGCCAGTTGTCCATCTTGCGGCCGTAGATACCCTGCAGCGTCAGGCCCTTGCCGATGACAAGGTTCATATCCATCTGGACAGGGCCGTTGCCAAGGCCGAGCAGGCTGATCTTGCCGCCGTTGCGCATCACGCCGATCATCTGATGCAGCGCAGCGCCGGAGCCGGACATTTCAAAGCCGACGTCGAAGCCCTCGACGAGTCCCTGCTCCTTCATGGCGAGCGTGAGATCCTGCTTGGCAGAGTTAATGGCCGCGTCCGCGCCCATCTTGAGCGCAAGGCCGAGACGGTAGTCGTTGAGATCCGTGACGACCACGCGGCGCGCGCCGGCATACTTGGCGATGGCGACAGCGAGGATACCGACAGGGCCCGCGCCCGTGATGAGCACGTCCTCGCCGATGAGCGGGAACATGAGGGCGGTATGCGTGGCGTTGCCGAAGGCGTCAAAGAAGGAGACGACGTCCTCCGGCAGGCTCTCGTCGATGGCAATGACGTTGCGCGCCGGGATGCAGACATACTCCGCGAACGCACCGTCGCGGTCGACGCCGACGCCGACATGGTGCTTGCACCACTGAATATTGCCGGTGTGACAGTTGCGGCAGTGGCCGCAGGTGATATGGCCCTCGCCGGAGACGCGCTGGCCGACCGTGAAGCCCGTGACGCCCGCGCCAAGCTCGGCGACCTCGCCGACATACTCATGGCCGATGACCTGAGGGGGCTTGACGTGCTGCTGCGCCCACTGGTTCCATTTGTAGATATGGACGTCGGAGCCGCAGATCGCGGTCTTGTGGATCTTGATCAGAACTTCTCCGGGGCCCGGCACAGGAACAGGCACCTGCCGCAGCTCCAATCCGGGGCCGGCTGTTGGTTTTACAATGGCATCCATCATCTGATTCATTTGTAATCCGCCCTTTCTCCAAAAATTCATATGTCCGTGCAATGTGGACTGCACAATTAAATATGTGCACCCTATAAAGACATATTACCGGACAAATCCGGTCCTGTCAAGGGGAATTTGGTGTTTTAAAACAAAAACGTTCCGCAGAACGGAAACATAATAGGACGTTAGCACCAAAACCGGATGCTTCGCGCACTACAGACGCGGCGTCATTCCGGTTCGTGCACGCCGTTCCAGTATTCCCTCGGCGCACATTGGTAAAAGCGCCGGAACTGCTTGGAAAAATATGAGTGAGGACATGATCAGAACGCTTGTTATTCTTGATCGAGCAGGCAATTTTGATCGATAAATAGAAAACACCCCGCTGCAGCGAAAGATCGCTGCGGCGGGGTGTATGAATCAGGGGAACGATCAGGCTTACTTCATGGCCTCTTCAACTGACTCGGTCATCTAGATTATGAGCTAGTGTTTTCAAGCATTTTTATATTAAGATGTAGGAACAATATATGAATACACTACATTTACATTCTATTTTATTTTTTCGATCTCACTTTTTAGCCATGCGAGGTCTCGTTGTGTATAGACCTTTTCTGTCACATCGTTTATTTCATGACCTACAATGCGTTTGATGGCGTACTCATCGACTTTGAACTTTTTTGCCATGGTGATAAATTGCTTTCTCGGATCATGAGCTCTATGATCTGAATTTAAGCTTAGTCGAGTTACGATTTTCATAAAGCGCTGACGATATTTTTCATAGGTCATCATCAAGCTGCTTCGATGCGTATGGGTGTCGGTACAATTAAAAAGATATTTGCTGTTTAGCTCCTTTGCTTCATTATAATAGCGTTCGACGAGCGGAAAAATCTTAGGATGAATCGGAACGATTCGGTCTGTTCCGGCTTTAGTTTTCATACCCCCTACGATATAATGGTTTTCGAGATCGACATTTTTAAGCTCTATCAGCCCCAACTCCTGAGGACGCCATCCAGAATAACACTGGATCAGAACGAGATCAACATAACAATACGAATGGCGATTGTCCCAGAGCTTTTTCATTTCATCGTCCGTAAACGCGATGTGTCCTCGCTTTGATTCTTCTATGTCCTCAAGAATATCTTCAGATATATCAAAAGTTCGTGCATAGTTGCGGTCCACAATTTCATACTCCAAAGCATAGTCAAGCATCAGGTTGAACATTGACTTGATGCGTCCTTTTATATTTGGGGTAGTGTGCTTCTCAACTCCTTTCACAGTGATCGTACCGTTTTCCATACATCCTTTTATGTGTCTGGCTCGAAGATCCTTGACGCGCATTTTGTAAATAGAAGAGCAGTAAGACCAACTCGATTTAACGGTTCGTTTACTGGAATCATTCTTTAACGTCGCGAAGTATTCATTAGTCCACCTTTTATATAGATCCTGAACCAGAATAGCGGGGTCTAAATCGTATGGATTTTTGTTGTACGCTACAAGTGCGGCGTATGCTTCATTGTAAGTCTCAAAGTAAGCCTCAGGCTTCAGCATTTTACAAATTGGATGCCCATTATCTTCCTTTCCGATAGTAACCATTGCTCGGAATGGCTTACGGAGGTTACGGCCTTTGATTTCACTAATTTGGCCGAACCCATTTGGTAATCTTCTTCTCTTGTTGTGTCTAGCCCGTGAGTAAGTCGGCTTTATATTTTTACTCATCGGGCAACCACAATGCGGACAGGTCAGCGCTTTATCACTGACATTCAATTCACATTCTGGACATTGTATAAGCACAACTCTGCCCTCCTTTCGGAAATACGGTATCAAATCGTGCAGGAATTGTCAACTCCTACACACAGTTTTTGTCAACTTCGGGACGCAGGTGACGTTTTTCAGTGATACGCTTTTGACTGAGAAGAGTGTAATTGCTTTTCTGAAATCGTATCAGATAGGAGAACGTAAAAATGGAAGAAATGATATTTCCCATGGGTTCTGTTCCGGTAAGTGTGGCAGCAAAAGTGTATGGAAAAGATGCCTGCTGGGTGCGGGCAGGTATCATCTCTGGATGGCTTCCGATTGGAAAAGCAACCAGAAATGGAAAAGAAATTACAAATCTGGATGAAATGGACTCACGCCGAGGACGTATCAACTTTTATATTTCGCCAAAACTACTTTGGGAACATACAGGGTATATGTGGGGAGGCGAGCGCATATGAGCACACAGATTCGTCCAGAGATTTCGCAGAAGAACCCTTATTGGATTCCGAAGCATCGCTACTACGAGCTCAAGCATTTCGTTATGCAATATCCAGCATGGGTAGCCGCGAGGAAAGGGCTAGATTTTCTTCATACGCCGACATATTGTGTTCGCGTGAGAAAAGATGCTACTGATCCGACAATGACCGGTGCAGAATTGCGAGCATATTATTCAGATCGAATTGATATGGTGGATCGAGCGAGCTTTGAATGCGGATGCCCGCAGTATGTTCTAAAAGGGATTCTCGATAGTCTATCCTATGAAAAGCTTCTTTTGAAGTATCCGGCATTCATTCGCTATACAAAGGAAAAATACTACGAGGCATATCGTAAATTTTTCTGGCTGCTGAATCAGGAGAGGCGCTGATGAAAGTGATTGACATTACTGTGAAAAAGTCTATGATGACGATGCGTGTCAAATACATTTCCCTTTATGAAGGGAGTTGATATTTATGAAAACACTGAAAATCCTTTACTATCGTATGAAGCAAAAGAACGCTCATTTATGTTTTAAATATTGGCATAAGAAAGCATTAGCCAATATGGACGATGTAGAGAAGGGCACAGCATGCTTCGGCCATATGATGCATTGGATTATCAAAATGTTGGATTATAATATCGCTATACGTAAAGAGTCGGAGTCCTAACAAGGACTCCTTCTTTTTCACGCGAAATTTACATCTCTTTTTATGAAAACAAAATTTTAAGGAGGACAATATTATGGATACGATGTTCGAAAACTTTGATCTTTGGGTGGATGATACTTTGGATGACAATCGCCCATTTATGATTGCATGTAAAGATAGAGAAACTGCATGCGACGAAAGATGGGTATTAGCTTCATTATCTAACGAAGAAGCAAAACAAGTTTATGAATATCTCGGTAGACATTTGAACACTGATCCCAAAAAATAATTCTGTTGAATAAGAAAAGGCTCTGTCACCACGGCAGAGTCTCTTCTTTTTCTTTCGCGAAATTAACAAACACCTTTATGAAGGAGGCTGATATTATGTTAACAGTAATTATTGTATATTTGATTATTGGCGGGGTTATTACATTATATCTGTGTAATACTTTGGGCGATGTAGTCGAAGACGATACTTTAGCTATGAAAGTCATCTATTATGCTTGGATGATCGTAATTGCACCGCCGCTCTTCATATACGGCATTGCGAAGGGTGTATATCAGGAACTGAAACATAAGTCGGAGTCCTAACAAGGACTCCTTCTTTTTCTTTCGCGAAAATTGCATCCTCCTTTATGAAAGGAGTTGATTATATGTTAATCGCAATTATTATGTATCTGATTATAGGTGCTATCAGAGTGTATATGACACGTACAGAGCTGAATTGCATTATTACTTCGTATCAAGTAGTACGATATTACTCGATATTAGGCGTAATTCTTTTCTATGCTATCTGTGTCATTATAGCCCCGGTATGCATATTGTGCGAGTTGTGTAAAAATATATTTAACAAAGTAACAAAGCGGGAGTCCTAACAAGGACTCCTTCTTTTTATATTTTGCACATGGAGGTATCCAAATGAGATGATAAATTAAGATCATAAAAATTCTCGGGTGAGAAATTTCAGAAAACAATTTAGGAGGGTATTATGTGGATTTATATTTTAGTCGGTGTTCTCTGTAACTTGATCGGTGCTCTAACAATGTGGCTTATAATGAAACCGCATGTAGAGGGTGCTATTGTCATCGAGAACAATAGTGCATATCTTCAGCTTAATCATGAGGTAGAGCGGCTTGCAGATCATCAATATGTGACCTTCATGGTTATCTCGCGAAAATAACAGATTCTCTTATGGAACAATTAACATTGAAAGGAGTTTTATAATGAACGAAAAGACATTAGAAGAACGAATGGAGGAGGAATTGAAGGATCAGTTGACTGATATTTCAATGCTGCATACGGGTAATCCGGAAAAGACAGAAGCGATTAAAGCGTTCGCCGTACTGTATGATAAGCGGCAGGACACAATCAAGCTGAAGGCTGAAGCAGAAGAAGCACAGGCCAAGAAGAAAGATCGTGTCGTGGATCATATCATCAGTGGTGTTGGAACGGTATTGCCGGTTCTGGCTACAGGTATTATGTATGCGATCGGCATGAATTTCGAGAAAACTGGTACATTGACCTCGACGTTCTTCCGCAATCTTGTCGGAAAAATGAAAGTCACGAAGTAATTGAATCGAAAGAGGAGTCGTTGAGAAATCAGCGGCTCTTCTTTTTTGGGTATTGCAGAAAGAATAAATATATGATAGGCTGGTTTCAACAACCGAGGAGGACAATATTATGAGTTGGAACGGATTATATGGAATTTTGTCGAACGATCAGGAGCATGCAGAGTATGACGATGTCTACGACGAAGCTGGAGATGCTGTTTACTGCGATCATTGTGGAGCAGAGATCTATTGGAAAGACGGAATTTATATTTGTCCACACTGCGGTAAAACAATGGATCGAGCAGTATTCTTCCGGTACATCGGTGCGACTCCGCCCGGTCCTGAATGTTTGACTTGCGACAATCTATATCCAGGATGTATGAACTGTCCGTATGGGTATGGAAACGATTTACACAGATGAGATACTATTATCAGCCGAAGCAGCAAGATTCATCACGATTCAGTCGTATTTATATTTGTAATCATCCACTGTATTCTCGCTGTACGCTGTATCAGTTCAATAATTTGGGATTAGCAGTCATACAACAGAGGTATGATGCAAACGAAAAGACGACCTACTGGACTGAGGTGGATGCGGGTCTTGCTGATGATATTTACCGGCATCCGAAGTTTTACCGCTATTTCAAAACCAAAGCTGCGGAACCAGCAAATAACTTATACCCCACAGTTACAGTCAGACAGATCATGTGGGCGCTAAAGATGAAGCCGCTCAAACGCGAACGCTGGGAAACGGTATTCGATCGAGCTGACATTTGAGGACGCGAAGATAACATCTCCTATAATGAAAGTAATTATATTTAGGAGGTTTATCTTATGGTTATGTTTGTGTTGCTGTTGATCGCACTTGTTGTAGGCGCAGTAGTCATTGTCAGTATCGGAGGTATTGGCATTGGATTGGCTGTTGTCGGCTTCGGAGATGTGATCGTTGGCATTATCATTCTGATTCTAATAGGTAAAAACCGAAAGAAAGGAACCAGAGATTGAGTCCGCAAGGACTCTTTCTCTTTTTTCGCGGCAAATACACTGCCCTTTATGAAGTAAATACTTTATGGAGGGAATAATTATGAAAAAGAAATCTACACTCGGAAACAAAATTCTGGCTGTCTGTTTACTGATATTATCGGTGATTCCGATAATAATGGAAAAGGAAGCCACAGGATTTATACTTATGTGCATGGTTGCAATTCCGCTGTTCTTTGCAAAAAGAAATTACATCTATGTATGAAAGGGTCCGCACGGACTCTTTCTTTTTTTACGCGAAATTTACATCTGCTCTAATGGAAATAATAACAAAATAAAGGAGATATTACTATGAAATTCTGGAACAAGACTTATAACGAGTTAACCGTTAAGGAACTTACGATCTGGGCTGTTGCTCTGAGCGCGATTGCCGCTGCAATCTCGTATATCAGCATTGCTACGGACTGGTTTGAAACGGCTGGCGAGAAAATCACTGGAGTCTGGAATAAGATCTTCCACAAGTAATTTCCAATGGGAGAAGAGGGGCTAATGCTCCTCTTTTTTATGCTCGACAATACATATAAAAGGAGAATGAAATATGCACCGCAACAATCCTGAAATTCTTGAAGATGGCACCAAATATTATCCACCGATCGACAGCTGTTCTTATGATGAGCATGAACTCGACATGTATTTCATTGGTGATAATTACGGAAAAGATGAAGATTAACGCGAAATTTACAAGTCGTATTATGAAGAGACTATTAGCTTCAATGGTAAAGCACAAGATAAAAATCTTGGATTGTTGGTTCGAGTCCGACATAGTCTCTTCTTTATATTTTTTGAAAGGAAGTATCAATCATGCGAATTAACATTCGAAAAGCTGGGCCATTTATTGCGACCGGACTGGCATGTGCCGGTGTCATTGTAACGGCACTTCTGGCAGTGAAGAAAGCTCCAGAGGTTCGGGAAGCTGTGGAAGATGCACGTTCTGAACAAGACGGGGTTTTAAGCCCAATCAGGGTTATCAAAGCTGCAGCGCCTTCGGCATGGCCGGTTTGTGCTGTTGCAGCTGGAACGATAGCCTGCATCATTGGAATTCAAGCAATGAATCAAAAGCAGCAGGCGTCTCTTGTAGCTATGTATGGTATTGCAGCTAAGAGCCTGAAGAAGTATGACGGCAAAATCAAAGAGCTGTTTGGTGAGGATGCACCTGCTAAAGTGAAAACGGCGATTGCACAGGACACGGTTGATGAGTGCCATAAGCCAAATCCAGTCGGAGATGCTTGCACGTTTTACGATATGATCTCTGGCAGATATTTCACGAGTACCATGCTCGAAGTTCGGGATGCGGAGTACCATTTCAATCGAAACTTTATCCTTCGAGGTGGACAGGCAGTTTTGAACGAATTATATGATTTTCTTGGTCTGGATCATATCGATGGCGGTGACATTGCAGGCTGGGATGTCTGCGCAATCGGTGAATTCTACGGATATGAATGGATCGATTTCGATCATGAAAAAGTAACAATCACCGGCGATGACGGGAATGAGTTTGAATGCTATATTCTTTCCTGCCCGTTTCCGCCCTGTTATTTGAATAAAAAAGAAGAATTTGATCCTATTGAATTCGAATGCGCGGAAAAAACACCGCTTATTATGAAGGAGGCATGAACTTATGAAAAAGGTCAACACACTGAAAATTCTCGGCGTTGTATCGTCTATCCTTGGTCTGGTACTACCATTACTGGATCAGTATCTGGACGAGCAGAAAACGAGAGAAATCGCACGTGAAGAAGCTCAGAAAGTTCTGGCTGAATCCAACGAAGAAGAGTCTGAATAAGGCTCTTCTTTTATATTTGCTATGGATGCAGCTGAACTTGTTGTGAAGTACATAGAGACTTCACTTCCTCCGCCTCAGATCGAATGGGGGCGAAGAGAATTTGACCAGAGGATCTATGAACGATGGGCAGCAGAAGAACTGTTATCCCGCCTGTTGAACTGCGGCGAAAAAGATCCGGTTGTAGTGGCAGACGGATATTTGCTGTCTCTTATCGCTGCCACAGGATCTTGCATAGACAATAAAAACCTTATATTCTCCTCTGCGATTCATACCGCGGAGACGCTATTACATCTCATTGAGAAGGAGTATTCAGTATGAAGACAACAACTTTAACAAGTATGATGACTTGTGCGTGGAAGGCGATGCGAAAACATTCTCCTGAGATCCTGACTGCACTTGGAATCGCCGGATTTACAACGGCCGCAGTAATGGCTGTTAAAGTCACCCCGAAGGCGCTTGAAAAAGTGCGGCAGGACAGTCAGAAGAACCATAATGGCGATCGTTATGCCTATACAAAAAAAGAGGCCGTCGCATCAGCTTGGCGCCATTATGTACCGGCAGTTGGCATTGGTCTCTCGTCTGCAGCCTGCCTGATATTTGCCACATCCACAAATCTACGGAGAAATGCAGCGCTGGCTACGGCATATTCGATCTCAGAAGCAACACTTCGGGACTATCAGGCAAAGACGCTTGAGATGGTTGGCCCGGAAAAAGAGCAAGAGATCCGTAATGCTGCGATTAAAGAGCGTACCGAACGTCAGCCAATTCAGACGGATAAGCTCTTTGTAACACGAAAGGGCGAGACTTTGTGCTATGATCCGTGGTCTGATCGTCTGTTCAAGTCAGATCCAGACTTTATCACGAAAGCAGCAAATTCACTCAGTCGTGAAATGCTGGATTCCGGGTATGTCAGTCTAAATGATTTCTATTATGAGATCGGATTGACGGAGACCAAAGCTGGTAATGAACTCGGATGGAAGATCGATAAAGGCTTGATCGATCCGATCTTTAGTGGTCAGCTCACACAGGATCAGCAGCCATGTTTAGCGATCGACTTCCGTGTACAACCTGCGATTGGATTCGATGAATGAGGTGCTGTGGGATGAATTTGAATTTCAACAGTGTATTTGGACAGCGAATCGTCTCTCGAATTATACGTCGGATCGCAAAAAAGAAGTTTGGCTGTGATGTAGATGTACAGATCTCGGATCTTCAGCTCTATGAGACTGCAGACGACAAGCATGTGTGTCTGTCGGCTAATTTTAAGCTGAGCATTGTAAAGAACGATGTTGATAAACTTGTCAACATGGTCTGATTACGCGAAATTTACATCTGCTTTAATGGAGAAATACTAAATTATTATAAAGGAGTTTTAACAATGGAAAACACTACGAACAATGAAGTCATCACGAAGGAAACGGAAGCTACTTCCGAATCAACTGAACTGACTCCTGCAAAGCAGGATGATGTGCATGTTATGACTGCTGGTGAAACCGCTATTGGCTTCGGCATTATTGGCGGACTGTCCGTGCTTGCATGGGAGGTCGCGATTAAGCCGTTTGGCAAGAAGGCACTCGCCGCAGGTAAGGCTGCACTTCAGAAAGCGAAGGAGAAAAAGGCCGGTAAATTCGAGAAGAAGGCCGAAGAACCTGAAGACCTCGTTGAGGTTGACGAGAATTAAACTCGATCAATAATCCGTAATTCTCAGAGGGAGGAGTCCGCAAGGGCTCTTCTCTTTTATTTTTATGAGGGAGGTTGACTATGGATTTATATTCGTACACCGGTCCGGTCACAATGTTTGATCGTTGTGTCGCAAATTACTGGAAGGGCGAGACATATGCTTCCAGCGAGAAAAAAGCAAAAAGTAATTTGATCTTCCAGTATAAGCAGCAGAACGGCTTGATTCCGGCGAGTAAGGTCAATCTTCCCGGCAAGCTTGTGAAGCTCGAACAGTGAAAGGAGCCGGTTATGGCTGAAATCAAATCTTTGGAAGAGAACAATGCACCGCGTGAGAAGCGGGAAAAGCTCATCACAGGTGAGGCGAAGACTAGGAAGCGTCTGGGTGATGTCTTTATTGCAGAGGATGTCCGGACTGTCAAGAATCACATTTTCATGGATGTGGTTGTCCCTGCAATCAAGACTGTCATCGTGGATATTGTTACAAATGGTATTCAGATGATGCTTTGGGGCGATACGATCAATCGCGGAAAAACGCCAGGAACCAAATACAACTACGGCAACTGCTATAGCAGCTTGAATCAGCCGCAGCGTACCCAGAAAACCAATTATACAGGCTATGGCTATGAAGATCCGATCGTTACCTCTCGTGGTGATGCGGAACGGATCTTGCAGGAGATGAGCGAGATCATTCAGGAATATGGCCAGGCGAGTATTGCGGATCTCTATGATCTGTGCGGTATTACCGGGCGCCCGACTGATATGAACTATGGCTGGACAGAAATGCCCGGAGCCCGTTCTATCCGAATCCCTGAGGGTTATGTCATTCAGATGCCGAGACCTATCTGTATTAAGTAAAAGAAAGGACATTTTTCAATGAAAAACGAAATGATGCAAAAGGCCGCAAATGCCTTGACGAAATTCAGTGCAAAAGCAAAAGCACATTCTCCTGAAATCCTGCTAATTGCAGGCATTGCCGGTGTAGTCGGTACGGTGATTCTGGCATGTGCCGGAACCCGGAAACTCGATGCTGTTCTTGAAGACAGCAAGCAGCGTATTGATGAAGCAAAAGAAACCGTCGTTGAGAATGAGGACGGACAGACAACATCTGGCAGTCAGAAGGCACTCGTGAAAGCATATGCACAGACAAGTCTGGACTTTGCGAAGATCTATGGTCCGGCAGTTGTGCTTGGCGGTCTGTCGATCTATTGCTTGCTCTCTTCGCATCGGATCATGAAAGATCGCAATGAATCCCTCGCGGCAGCATACACGACTGTTTATACGGCATTTAAGCAGTATCAGGATCGCGTTGCAGAAAAGATCGGTGCAGAAGCAGAAAAAGAAATCCGCTATGCTGTTGAGAAAAAGAAGGTTGATGAGACTGAGACGGATGAAAACGGAAAGCAGAAAAAGCTCAAGAAGTCCATTGACATTGCGACAATGCCGAGCGGCTATGCGAAGTTCTTTGATGAGTGCTCCCGCGAATGGATGAAGGATCCGGAACTGAATCTTATGTTCCTTCGCGGAAAACAGGCGATGCTCAATAATAAGCTTCAGGCGTGCGGTTTTGTGTTCTTAAACGAAGTTTATCGGGAACTCGATCTTTGCGAACCGACGCAGGAAGGCCAGGTGGTTGGCTGGTATTATACGCCAGAGCATCCGAGTTTCATCGACTTCGGTATTTACAACACGAACCGTTCGACGGAGCGCTTTGTCAACGGATATGAGCGCTCGATTCTGCTCGACTTCAATGTGGATGGTGTCATCATCGATAAACTGTAAGGAGGTTTTGACATGAAAATGCTCAGTTATATTTTGTCCGCTGCGGCGGGTATCTTCTTTGTGTCGGGTATGTTGGTGCTTGGAGGCTGACATGGACTTCTTTGGTGCTGTTATCACAGAGATTGATTATATTCTTGATTCCAGACGCAAGCGTCACATCGTTGGCGGGCTTCTTATCAGTCTTGCGTTGATGTGTGGTGGACTTGCTGTCACAGTTGGAACGTTGAAGGAGGATGAAGATGCATAAAGCATTATATTTTGCACTTGGCGTTGCCGTAGGTGCAGGTGCATCATGGTACTTCTGGAAGGAGTATCACAGAAAAAGAGCTGACGAAGAAATTCAGTCAGTAAAGGAAGCCTTTGCGCCGAAAAAAGCAGAGAAAGAAAAAAGCGAGACAAAAGCGCCGCAGATGACGGCAGAGCAGATCGCTTATGAAAAGGAGCGACAGTCCAAACTTCAGGACTATCGAGCGCTGGTTCGTGAGTCTGGTTATCAGACACGGACTTCGCCGAAGGATTTGCTGGAAGATGATCCTAGTGAGCAGACGCCTGGCGACAGCGTCACCAAGCCATATGTCATCAAACCAGAAGAGTTTGACACGCTCGATAACTACGATGCTGTCTGCTATACCTACTATGCAGACGGTGTTTTGGTCGATGAAGACGAGGATCCACTTGAGATTCCTGAAATCGCTACGTCGATCGGCTTGGACTTTGCTTCCCACTTCGGTGATTATGATGAGGATTCTGTTCATATTCGAAATGATATGCGTCACATCGATTATGAAATCGTTCGAGATTTGAGAAAGTACGGGGATTTCCATGAATCAGAATGAGCTGACTGACGCCTACTTTGAATGGATGTATCAGCTCGCGTTTCCAAACCACAATGATATTTCATACCGGAGGCTTTGTGCTTATCTGAACAATGTAACATTCTATCCGCGTTTGCCGATGGATGAGAATCGTGCGCAGGATGGCGAAGATCTCCGGTATCGTTTTGGTTACGATCAAGGGTATGTCCATCCAGAGATTGGATCACTGCTCGATTGTAGGCCATGTAGTATGCTTGAGATGATGGTCGCTCTAGCTCTTCGTATGGAAGAGGACATCATGGCAAATCCGGCAATGGGTAATCGCCTACCGCAATGGTTCATGGAGATGCTGCAGAGCCTCGGGCTTGACGGTATGACAGATGATCAATTTGACCGCCATAAAGTCATGGCCGTCGTTCGGCGATTCATGGATGGAAAGTACGAGCCAAATGGAAAAGGCGGACTGTTTACAATTCCCTCATGTGAGCGCGATTTAAGAACTGTGGAAATCTGGTATCAGATGAACTGGTACCTAAATAGTATTATTTACGAGAAAGGATGTTAACAATGGACGAGATGCTTCGTTATATTTTCAAAAACATGCAGAATTATGACCAGGAATTTCTGGCAACAGCTCGCGGATTTATTGCAGTGAAAAAGTGCTTCAAGGCTCAGAACAAGGTCAACAACCTTGTCACCTTGAGCCTGTGTCTGTTCTTGGTTATGCATGCAATTGCCTATTCCGATATCAAAAATCTCTACGAGAGAGTGGTAGCACTCGAAAAGGAGAAAAATCAGAATAAAGGGGAATAAGGATCTCTATGTTTGACTTCCTCAGGATTTCTACCAGAAGCAGCAAGCAAGGTATTGAAATCTACCCGAAGTTCAGGATTTGTAAGTCTTCTGATCTCATGATTCGCGGCGGGGACTTTTATGCAATCTGGCTAGAAGACCGAGGAATGTGGTCTACGGACGAGCAGGACGTTTTGGATCGAATCGACTATGAGCTCGATAAATATGTCAAAGAGAATAAAGAGCTCTTCGGCGAACATCCAAGAGTCTTGCATGTCCGGGACTCAGAAACCAGAGTCATCGGTGCATGGCACCAGTTCTGCCAAAGAGACATGCGAGATTCCTATCACATGCTAGATGAGAAATTGATATTCTCCAATATGCCGACGAGTAAAAAGGATTATGCCAGCAAACGTCTGCCGTACCCATTGGAACAAGGCAGCCATGACGCATACGATCGTCTGATGTCTGTTTTATATTCTCCGGAAGAGCGGATGAAGATCGAATGGGCAATCGGCTCAATCGTATCTGGTGACTCCAAAAGGCTGCAAAAGTTCATGGTGCTGTATGGTGCTGCAGGTACAGGTAAATCTACTGTTCTGAACATCATTCAGCAGCTCTTTGAAGGATATTACTCGGTGTTTGATGCCAAAGCACTCGGTTCATCTTCGAATGCTTTTGCTCTGGAAGCCTTTAAGACAAATCCACTTGTTGCTATCCAGCATGATGGTGACTTGTCGCGCATCGAAGATAATACTCGTCTGAACTCGCTTGTCTCTCATGAGATCATGACTGTCAATGAGAAGTTCCGTCCGACCTATTCGAATCAATTCAAAGCCTTTCTCTTTATGGGCACTAACAAACCGGTAAAAATCACGGATGCAAAATCAGGTCTGCTTCGACGGCTGATTGATGTATCCCCATCCGGAGAAAAGCTATCCCCGAAAGAATACAAGGTTGTAACGAAACAGATTGCATTTGAACTGGGTGCAATTGCCTATCATTGTCAGGAGGTCTATCTTTCAAATCCCGGTCGCTATGATGACTACGTTCCACTCGGGATGCTTGGTGCTTCCAACGATTTTTACAATTATATTCTCGATAGCTACTACGTGTTCAAGTCTGAGGATTCGACGACACTTAAGGCGGCATGGGCGATGTATCGTACATACTGCGAAGATGCAAATGTCCCCTATCCCCTCTCGCAGCGTCTGTTCAAAGAAGAACTGAAGAACTACTTCCAAGAATATTCAGATCGCTACAATGCGGCGGATGGAAACCGAGTTCGTAGTTTCTATCAGGGATTTCGGGCAGACAAGATCGACGGAAAGGATGTTGGGATTCTTCCGGAAGCAGAACCTGCTGGAATCGAGTTTCTGAAACAGAAATCACGGTTTGATGAGATCTGTGCGGATTGTCCTGCGCAGTATGCAACGGCAAAAGAAACCCCAACGCAGCCCTGGTCTGAGGTTCGCTCCACTCTTCATGAACTTGATACACAAAAATTACACTATGTCCGCGTCCCAGAAAATCATATTGTCATTGATTTTGATATTCCGGGTGATGATGGAAAAAAGTCATTTGAACGAAATCTGAAAGAGGCGTCGAAATGGCCACCGACGTATGCAGAGCTTAGTAAATCCGGTGCTGGTATTCATCTGCATTATATTTACACAGGAGATGTCTCCAAACTCAGCTCTGTTTATGCCGATCATATCGAGGTAAAGGTATTTAGTGGAAAGAGTTCTCTTCGCAGAAAGCTTACCAAATGCAATAATCTTCCGATCGCGACGCTCAGTTCAGGTCTTCCACTGAAAGGAGAGAAACCAATGATTGATCCGAATGTAGTACAGAGTGAAAAAGGTCTTCGTACCACAATTCAGAAATGCTTGCGCAAAGAGATTCATGGCGATACACGCTCCAATATTGATTTCATCTACAAAGTGCTGGAGGACGCTTATAAGAGCGGGATGCACTATGATGTTGGAGATATGGAGAACGCTGTGATCAACTTTGCTATGAAGAGCACCAATCAGGCAGATTACTGCCTGAAGCTTGCGACAAAGATGCATTTCAAGTCCGATGATCCGGCAGATCCGATTGCTTCCAATGAGAACGATCCAATTATATTCTTCGATGTCGAAGTCTTCCCGAACCTCTTCCTGATTGTTTGGAAGATTCAAGGGCCTGGACATTCTTGCGTCCGAATGGTGAATCCGAAACCCCGTGAGGTTGAAGAACTCTTCCACTATAAGCTGGTCGGGTTTAACAACCGCCGGTACGATAATCACATCTTGTACGCAGCCATGCTCGGTTACAGCCCGATGGAGATCTTCAAACTATCTTCCAGAATCATCAATGACCACAATAATGGCGACCTGTTCGGTGAGGCATACAATATTTCTTACACAGATATTTATGACTTCGCATCGGCAGTAAACAAAAAGAGCCTGAAGAAATTCGAGATTGAACTCGGTATTCATCATCAGGAACTTGGTTTGCCGTGGGATCAGCCGGTTCCAGAGGATATGTGGAATAAGGTCGCCGAGTATTGCGAGAACGATGTGATTGCAACGGAGGCAACATTTGATCATCTCAAAGCTGACTGGAATGCACGACTTGTTCTGGCAAAAGTTGCAGGTATGCTGCCAAATGACACCACGAACAGTCTCTCTACCCGAATTATATTTGGCAAGGAGAAGCATCCGCAAAGCCAGTTCAACTATCGTGATATGGGCGATACATCCATTCCGACGCATTCGTGGATCTGGCCTCCAGAAAGAGATCTACCATTCAAATCTGAGTGCGATACGTACAACCTGTTTGATGATCAGAATCGACCTGTATTTCCCGGATACAAATACGAGTATGGGAAATCGACCTATCGGGATGTGAGTGCACTCAACCCGAATCCCGATCAACAGACGGTTGGCGAAGGCGGCTATGTCTATGCAGAACCTGGTATGCACCGAAATGTTGTGGTTTTGGATGTTGCGTCGATGCATCCGAGTTCGATCATTGCGGAACAGTTGTTTGGGCCTGTCTATACGAAGCGCTTTGAGGAGATCAAAGACGCTCGTGTTGCCATAAAGCATGGAGAGCTTGATAAGGCTCGATCCATGCTGAATGGTAGTCTGAACGAAGCAATTGACATGATTGAGCGAGGCGAGATGACGACAGATGATCTGGCACTGGCACTGAAAACGGTCATTAACTCTGTTTATGGTCTCACCTCAGCAAAGTTCGACAATCCGTTCCGTGACAAGCGTAATGTAGACAACATCGTCGCAAAGCGTGGTGCTTTGTTCATGATTAACCTCAGGAATGAGGTACAGTCTCGCGGATTCACAGTTGCACACATCAAGACAGACTCAATCAAGATCCCAAATGCGACGCAGGAGATCATCCAGTTCTGCTTTGACTATGCAAAACAGTACGGTTATATTTTCGAGCACGAATCGACCTATGAAAAAATGTGTCTCGTCAATAATGCTGTCCTGATCGCAAAGTATGCAGATCCTGAATGGTGTAAAAATGAGTATGGATATATTCCGGAGAAAAACGGAAAGCATCCGAATGAATGGTCTGCAACGGGAACGCAGTTTGCAGTCCCGTATGTGTTCAAGACACTCTTCTCGCATGAACCGATCGAGTTTGGTGATCTCTGTGAAACAAAGTCGGTGACTTCTTCGCTTTCACTGGACATGAACGAGAACCTTCCTTCTGACGAGCACAATTATATTTATGTCGGACGAGTTGGTCAGTTCTGCCCAATCAAAGCTGGATGCGGTGGCGGCCTGCTGATGCGCGAAACAACAAACAAGACAACCGGAGAAAAAGGATATGCGGCAGCTACCGGATCGAAAGGTTATCGGTGGCTGGAATCTGAGTCGGTGCGGCTTCTGGAGAAGGAAGCGTGCATCGACGTTTCTTATTATGACGCACTTGTCGATGATGCTAGAGCTGCGATTGCTAAATTCGGTGATGCAGACTGGTTCATTGACGGGAAAGCAGACACACCCCCGTGGGAAACTGCGGAGGAACCTTGGTCCAACGGCGATACATTCGCTGTCAGATAAATCAACATTTATATTTTGAAAAGGAGTTTCAACACTATGGAAAACGTTCGTAACATCCCTCCCCTTAACATTCAGGGCGCCAAGATCGTAAAGCGTAACTTTGCCGGTCGTATGGAAGACTACAACCGAGAGGGCAATCGCTACTTCACCATCCGCATCGATGACCCGGAGCTGGCACAGTCCTTGCTTGCGGATGGCTGGAAGCTCCGCGAGGGTAAGCTGCGTAATGAAGACGATGAGCCGCGTTGGTATATGGATGTTAAGGTTGCTTTCAACGAGTATTATCCGACGAAGATCTGCATGTACTCGGGTAAGACTCGGAAAGAACTGAACGAGGACACCTGCGCGATTCTTGATCGTGCTCGCATCATCAATGCCGATATGACGGTTCGTCCCCGGTATTGGGAGGTCAATGGTAAGTCTGGTTATAAGGCGTATCTGAAGGTTCTTCATGTGACCATCGAAGAAGAGGATCCGTGGGCTGATGCCTATTCCCAGTACGACGAGCAGTAATTTGTACATCTCGGGAGCTCTGAAATATGGGCTCCCGACTTATATTTTGGAGGTTTAACAACTATGAAACAACGTTTTGTATTCGGTCTCGGACTGACTTTAGGATTTTTCATTGGGGCTGCACAGACCGTGGGACAAATGATGTCCGTTGATGAGATTCGCAAGGCTTGTGCGAATCGTGTAGCCAATAAGATTTCGGATTTTCTATATGGAAAGTGCCGTTGTGATTACGCTTATGACTTACGCTTTGCGACACAGAAAGACTGCGAGAATGCATGGCATGATATTTGTGAGATCATTCAGTTGTATGGTCAGATCACTGTGGCCGAGGTAAAGAAAATTACTGGTATAAAGTCGAGCTCTTATGAGGATACGAAAAGAGGTTGGGTTGGGAATCTCGGTATGAGTCTCAAACCCGAAAAAGATGAAACATGGACCATCCATTTACCGGAACCCAAAAGACTGCCGCTAAGAGGGTATTGTCATGCATAACACCATTAAGCAAATATGTCTGTATCTTACGATTGTATCTTGGGTTTTGCTACTTCGGACAGTTCCAGACTTCGTCATTACATGGGTTGAGGAACATTGGCGTCTTGTGGCTATTTTCTCTACCATCACATGGCTTTGGTATTGCATCTACGATGATCATAAAAGCTGAAAGGAGATGCTTATATGGTTTCCAACTATAAAGAAGTGTATTTTGATTCGTATTGCTCGAAATGTAAGTATCTGAAAAAGACTGAGCAGGAGGAGCCGTGTGACGAATGCCTCAATAATCCAGTCAACGAATACACCCATCATCCTGTCAAATTCGAGGAGAACGAATGAGCGGAATCAGCCTTTACGATTTTCAGCTCGAAGCAGTCAAAAAAATGCATAACGGATGTATTCTCTGTGGCGATGTCGGAAGTGGTAAATCTAGAACATCCCTCGCGTACTACTGTCTCCAGCAAAATCGAGGCGGGGATACAATTGTATATTGGAAGATACCGCCACAAATTGAAGATCTCTACATCATTACAACTGCCCGTAAGCGAGACACATTTGAGTGGGATTCCGAGCTGGCAAACTTTCGTATGTCCACAGATCCCGAAAATGATGCATTTAAGCACTCTGTTGTCATCGACTCCTGGAACAACATCCAGAAGTACAAGGACATCAAGGGCGCTTTCTTTATATTTGACGAGCAGCGTGTGGTAGGTCGCGGAGAATGGGTAAAGAGCTTCCTGAAAATTACAAAAGCAAATCATTGGATCCTGCTCTCGGCAACCCCGGGTGATAAGTGGGAGGATTATATTCCTGTCTTTGTCGCTAATGGATTCTATAAAAATCGTACACAGTTTAGCAACGAGCATATTATCTGGGATCCGCGAGTCAGTTTTCCGAAAGTGCGTGGATATTTTAACACCAACCGTCTGATCCGACTTCGCAATCAGGTACTTGTCCAGATGGACGATCAGCGAACAACGATTCCGCATCATGAAGATGTGTTCGTTGCCTATGATATTTCGGCCTATCGAAATCTAACTCGAACTCGCTGGAATCCATGGTTAGAAAAGCCGATTGAGACTGCATCAGAACTGTGCTATGCCTGGCGAAAGGTTGTGAACTCAGATGACTCTCGCCAGATTGCGATACTGGAAATTCTGGAAGACCATCCAAAAGCAATTATATTCTATAACTTCGACTACGAGTTAGAGATTCTGAGGAGTGTCGGATATGAAGAAGGAACCGAAATCGCCGAATGGAATGGGCATAAACATGACACACTTCCTACCAGCAACAAATGGGTCTATTTGGTGCAGTACACGGCAGGTTGTGAGGGATGGAATTGTATCACGACAGACACAATTATATTTTTCTCCCAAACCTATTCCTACAAGGTGCAGCACCAAGCCGAAGGTCGTATCAATCGCCTTAATACCCCTTACCAAGACCTCTACTATTATCACCTGAGAAGCCGAAGTGCCATTGATCTTGCAATTTACCGAGCTTTGTCAGACAAGAAAACATTCAACGAAGGCGCGTATCTCAAGCGTGCTGGATTTTTTAAGAAGGAGAAAGTTCAATGAAACGACACAATAATTTGTACCTGATGCTTTTGATTTTTATCATGTTAACACTCGCAATTATTTTCTGTGCAGCAATGCTGGTCATGCAGGAGCAGAGCGAAAAGATGGAACAACAGCAGGAGCTCGAAGCAGTTCGTATTCGTGAAAAGCAAGAAACTATGATCGAGCTGACGACACTTACATATGCCGAGCCGAGAGCCTATGAGAATCCGCTGGCAGATGAAGAAAATGTCAAGGGGGTCGTTCTGAATCATTATAAGGAAGCCCATACGGACGCTAAAGATGAGCCCAGTTACGATGGAAAAGGCGGGTTGGAATGCAAATTTAAAGAGGACGTTGAACGAATTGCTTGTGTTATTTATCAGGAAGCTGGCGGAGACACGTGCTGTGACTTGTGCCGAAAGCGAGTTGCAGATGTCGTTCTAAATCGCGTGAAGGATCCTCGATTTAAGGGTACTACCATCGAAGAAATCCTGACCGATGGTGATCCTGCTCCGCAATGGGGTTTATATTCAGTTACTGGTGTTGTGTGGCCGGCAAAAGCATCGTATCCAGAAGAAGCGGCCGCTGTTCAGCGAGCTTGGGATACGGCTTTCGAGGTGCTAGAAGGTAATCATAGCGATTTGACCGAGGATTATATTTGGTGTGCAGAATTTCCGCAAGGTACTGATGTAATCGAATGCTGCGGAATTTACTTCGGGAAATGAAGCGGATTCCGCAAGTCGGCGACCGACGGATGGAGTCGTTTATGAGAAGAGACCTTTATGCCCCATGCAAATTGAGCGATCCCGAACCATGTGTAGTTACATATGTGAATTACCAACATCGTTGGTACGAAGTTTATTTCGAAAGGCTAGGCTTCTATTGTGGCTATAAGTTTGACGATATCAATGAGGAAGAGACAGACCCCAATTGATTATTCAGGAGGGATCCGTCTATGACCACTACCCAAATCAGAGAATTGATTAACCGGAGACGTCGGCAGGTTCTCGTACACAGTGTGATCTACTATAAGCTCAATGCTAATCTAATTGATGATGCAACATGGTCCAAATGGGCCCTTGAGCTGGAAGAATTACAGAAGCAATATCCCAAAATTGCCGCGGAATGCTTTTTGGCAAAAGAGTTTGAGAACTTTGATCATTCAACCGGAATGAGTTTACCATTAGATAATCCGTGGGCAGTGCATACAGCACAATATCTACTCTCAATTACGCGTGAAACACAATGCACTTTATGAAGGGAGTTGATATTTTATGAGCAATCTTATTCTTTATGGCATTGGAGATGCAAAGTATCAATATCGGGTACTCAAGTATTTCTGTATTTACGATGAGCACGTCGACATTGCTGAGATCAAACGTATCGCACGCATGATGCAGGTAGTAAACCCAAGCATTGAGCATGTATATTTGATCAGCAATCGGCATGGTTTGAAACGTGAATTTCAGGAATCGATCAAACGAAACTCGATTGAGAGCTGCGCGATTTTCAAAGACACATTGGAAAGAGAAGGTATTCAAATCTTCTAACCTGTAATGGAGCGAGGGCGTCTTATACAAGACGTCTTCGCTTTTATTTTTTATGAAAGGATATATAACTATGGACGATTTAAGCAACTTCATACAATCGGTTGGTGCAATGGCTGAAATGACAGCAATATTTTATAACGCGTTATTAGACGCGGGTTTATCTGAGGACGTTGCTGTGACATTAACTGCCAAAATGATCGGTGAAGTCATCAGACCTAATGGGAACACGAAAAAGGAGGACGAGCAATGAATAATTATATTTTCCTCATCGTTGGTCCTTCTGGAAGCGGAAAAAGCACGATCGCCGAACAGCTGGTGGAAACCATGAATCTCAAGCAGATCGAGTCTTATACCACCAGAAAGCCACGCTCCCGTCATGAAAAAGGACATATTTTCGTGACTGACAAAGAATTCGATAATCTCACTGATCTGGTCGGTTATACGGAATTCTGTGGTCATCGCTATGCAGCTACAGCAGCTCAAGCTGAGGAAAATGATATTTATGTCATTGATCCAGCTGGAGTTGCTTTCTTTAAGGAGCACTATCACGGTGCAAAGAAGGTGAAGGTCCTCGGTATCTGGGCAACAGAACCTGCTAGAAAAAAGAGAATGTTCCTACGCGGAGATCCTGAGGATGTCATTGCAAAGCGTCTGGAGAATGACAGAGCGGCGTTCAGTACGGATATCTGTGACATTGTCTTTTACAATAAAAACCTACAGGAAACGCGTGAGACCATCGCACAGTGCATTTCCTGGTATCTCTTTATCAAGAATTAAAAATAGGGAGGACATTATCATGTCAAATGCAACGAAAGAACAGATGAAAGAAGAAGCTATCGTTCGTATGACGCTGCTTCATATTCATTCCAATGCCATTCACGATTTTAAGACTGAGAACCTTGTGAATTACTCCCAGTTTGGTGTTCTCTTCTGGCTCACAGAGGAACAGCAGAAGCGAGTGGAGGAGTTTGAAAAGCAGTCTGGAAATCTTGTCTATCATGTGATCGAAAACCATTATGTCGAACTCGGCCGGATGCTTACATTCCTCTATGTCTCGCCGTATATGGATGAATGGGAACGGGATCGTAAAGAGCTTGTGGCAAGAGAACCTCTTGCGTATGTAGCGAATCTCACTGATGAGCTTTGTTCGGAGTATGGTCATGTTGGGATTGAATCATGCTGCGGCGGATTAAGGAGGACTTGGTGATGGCAACTCTACCAACTGTTGATATTACAGCCAAATTCGAACGTCGGCTCTGCAATGTCAAAAATGAGCTTGGGTATTTTCACTGTTGGGAACATTTTAGCAAGCCTGTACCAGCTGGCCTGACAATTGGCTCGCCCCCGGCAGGCGTTATCAGCTATGTTTTGGGCATCGTGGAATTTGATAATGGCATTCGACGTGTGGATCCCACTGAGATCAAGTTCTGTGATGAAGAACACGCGAATCTCTGTGCGCTGAATAAATATGAAAAGGAGCATCGTACAAATGAGAAAAAATGAAAGACTCATTGGCATAAGACCATATCAAGTATCTACTGGCGATTGGCATCTTGAACTCACGTATGCTTATGAAGACAAAAAGGGTGAGCATCACGTGATATTTCCCGATGTTCAGTGCCCATTTCCGACGCGAGCAGTTCCTTTTCCTGATACTACACATTATGCCATTGGAATCTATCTTCGCTCGTGTGATTTTTCGATTCCGGGATTGGATCCGATTCCATTGAATATGGGGTCTTGTCAGCTGGCACAGGAGCGTGGAAATACTGAGCCAGCGTATGCCTTCGATATCATCACAAACTACTTCACGCGTGACATGACGATTGAAGAAATTGAGAAAGAGCTCGGATACAAGGTGAAAATTGTATCTAAGGAGGAGAAGAAATGACAAAGGAATTTTGTGATATTTGTGGAAGGCCCATTGAGACACATAAGAATGTTTCTGAGTTTAAGCTGAAAAAGGCAGTGCACACATTGCGTGAAAGCTGGTGGCAAAAACTTACTGTTCACAATGCTTGCTGGAGGGAACTGTGTAAGCAAATCGCAGATATAACGATTACATATGAGCCAATGGAGGATGACCAATGAAATGCTTTTATCATAATGATGCAGACGGAAAGTGTGCTGGATTCTGGGTGCACTACAGAACTCGTCTTGCACCTCATACTGAGACTATGGACTTCATCGAGATGAGCTATGAGAAGCCATTCCCGATGGACACAATTCTGCCTGACGAGCAGATTTATATTGTGGACTACTCCATCATGCCTAATGAGATGCGGGAGCTGCTGAAGATCACGCAGGATGTCACCTGGATCGATCATCACAAAACGGCGATTGAACGCTATAAGGACTTTGGACATGATATTCGCGGTATCCGGTATGATGGAATCGCTGGATGCATGCTGACATACTGCTATCTCACGCATATGACCAATGGTGGACGCGGTGAAGTCCATCCGTTTGATATTAAGATGACAGAGAATGCTCCGCTGTTCACAAAGCTGATTGCTGACTGGGATGTCTGGAAGTTCGAGTTCGGTGACCTGACACGCTACTTTATGGCTGCATTTAACTGTGACAACTTTGCTCCTCAGAGTCCCAAATGGCTGAAATTTGATCGTGTACAATCCCGTGAAGGGTGCCTTGAAACCTATATGGTCATCGAAGGCGGGCATATGCTCAAATACCGTGACGGTTGGGCAAAGGGATATTTGGAGCGATTTGGATTCGAGACTGAGTTTGAAGGACTCAAGTGCTTTGCGCTCAATCTCAGCAATTGCAGCAGTGAGTATTTTAAGTCGCTTCCTGATGGAAAATATGACGCTTTCATCGCGTTTGCTTTTAACGGGAAGGAATGGATCGTCAGTATGTATTCAGCCAGTGTAGACGTCAGCGCGATCTGTAAGAAGTACGGCGGCGGAGGCCATAAGGGTGCTGCTGGATTCCATGCCATGAAGCTGCCATTTGGAGGATAGACCATGGGTTTTGCTCGAAAATGTAAAAGAAGATCTGACAGAAATAATCGTCAAAGTCGATCCACCTGCTCGAAATGTCATGCAAAGCTGATTGAGAAAACAGGATATGGGTTGGTATGTATGGAATGCGGATGGGTGAAACTTTCAGCCATGGCTAGCGGGGAGAGTAACAATCATGAATAAAAGACACAGACGAAGAAAAGCCATAGCAGCAATGATTCGTGAAGCCATATTAGCTTATTATGAGACCGCTAATATGAAGAAAGACAATAAGCATGATGGCTAAATCACTATTTATTCTCGTAGTCTGTCACCTAATTGGCGATTATTGCTTGCAGAGCGATTTCATTGCAAAAACGAAAGGTCAGAACTGGTATCATTTATTCGTACATTGCATTTTGTATACCGTTCCATTTTACGTGGTTTTTGGCTGGGACTTGCGATTAGTCATGATATTCGTTTCCCATGTATTTGTCGATGCGTTGAAAGCAAGATACCATGTGCTTTCGTATTTGGGTGATCAAATTATCCACTATGTTATATTGCTTCTTTGCTTAGTTTGGAGGTAACAGTATTCGTATGAGCGAACATGCAAAGGTTCCGTCCGGGATATATGGGCTCGTTCCACTCCCGGATGAGCCTAAGCCCAAGAAAAAGCAGGAATCGAATTTAGAGGATTGTCTTGACTGTGAATATTTGTGCCTGGACGATCTTTGGTTTGAATTCTATTGCAAAAAGTCAGACACACGAATTCACGAGGATGATGACCTCGTCAGTGAAGAAAAGTGTAAATATTTTAGGAGGAAAATAATGGCGTTGGTTAGAAAATGTGACAGATGTGGACGACTATATGAACATTATCCGACTAGTAATAGCACCAGTATTCGGAATGGCGTTCAACTGATAATAAGATCAATCACTAACGGACAGGTATCTTATGATGAAAAGGATCTTTGTACGTACTGTATAAATGATTTACAGAATTTTCTTCGGAATTCCAATATGACTGTAGTGGAGGAGCAGAAAAATGCTTAACCTAAAAGGTAAAGGAGAATAAACATGACTCGAGAAGAATGGTATAAGCACAAAACGCTAGATGCTATTCAGCAGTTAAATGAATATGTCGAGCTCATTATGAATGGCGATATGGCATCCCATATGTCTGACTCTGAAACCAGCAATGTTTATCACGGATTGTCTACGTTAAATAGTGATATTACGAGATCGCTGCTGGAGATGCATTCCAAGCAGCGCAACGTGAAAGGAGAAAATTATGAAAATCACGGTTAGAGAATTGATGACGAAGATTGAGGAAATCCAGTATATCATCGATGAACTGGATAAGATGCCGGATTGTGATGCATGTACTGGTGCTTCACACTATCTCGACGAGTATATTGACAGGCTGAAAGACATGAAGGTCGATATGTAACGAAAGGAGAAAGAACATGACAAATCTTAGCGATACCCTTTTAGTCAGTATTAGTTTTTCTGATAAAGATACCGGTGTATTGGTCGTCGGCAGAAAAAGAAAGAATCAATCTATTGATATCATCAACGCGTTTCAAGGAGAAGAGGCACTTGACCTTTACAAGAAACTTGTAACGAAAAAGGAGAAAAATCATGAATCTTGATGAGTTTCGCAAGGCTATGGAATCAGACGCAACGGTTGAAAATGAGCGACTGAAACGAGATCTTGCTGATGTTGAGAAGCGTTATCGCGAGATGTCTGAAGGATACACGGCCAGAATTCAAAAGCTAAATAGCGATTGTCGAGCTTTGGCAAATCGCTGCTTTGCTCTAACGCGTGGGGCGATGTGCATAGCTTGCCAGCTGTATGATTATCAGTGTCCGCATGGATTGTCTATTAACGATAAAATAAAGGCTGCAAAGAAACTTATGGAGGAAACCAGCAATGCTTAAACTCAAAAAAACGGAAGTCGTTGGCTGGGAGGCAGCCATTAGAGGGATGCGAAATCCCATGAACTCTTGGGATCAGAGTGATAGTTTCATTTGCCGGGAAGAGACTGAGATGACCAATGAGGAATTTGAAGCTAAGTGTGGCAAATGCCCGAGATATACAACGACATGCGGCATCTATGATAAAGACCCGCATTTTATTATTGGTCCCAATGATCTCGATCTCATCATGAGGCTTCGCGCTGCTGGTATCGATCATCGGAAATTCATGCGGATGATTGAAGTATATGTGGATATCACGGCTCCGCTATACTGGTGGAAGGAGTTTGATACCTACAAGGTGGGTACGGTTGCCAACTCCTGCTCAACGATGCACAAAATCCATACTAAAGAGTTTACAGTGGATGATTTCAGTCACGAGCATCTCATTGATTCTATTGATGAAAACTGGGATATTGCGGCGGGAGATGAATGTCGAAGTACGCCTCTTGACATTCTTTATGATGTAATTAACGCTCTGAATATTTATAGAGAAAAATACCTCGAAACCAAAGACAAAAAATACTGGTGGCAGATGATCCAGCTCCTGCCGAGTTCCTATAACCAGAAGCGGACGATCATGATGAGCTATGAGGTTCTGGCCAACATATACAAGTCCCGGCGGCATCACAAGCTCGATGAATGGAATACACTCTGTGATTGGATTGAGGGGCTGCCGTATTCGAAGATGATTACGGGTGGTGCGGCTTTCCTGAATAAAAAGATTACAATCCCAGAAGCAGATGCAATCGCAGCACGCACGCTCAGTAAACTTCAAAATTCTGAACCAACCAAGGATGTCACGATTACCGATCTCACAATTACTGATTGGTGGAATTAGTGCGGTCACATGGACTACATCCAGAGTGTAAAGTCGAACTGTGACATTGCTACAGACACCGTCAATAAACTCAAAAAGACGATTTGGTCACAGGAGAAAGGAGATATATCCGATGCCAAGCCAGAATGAGAGAATCTTCATCCTGTTTACACAGGAGGAAGTGGATAAAATCAAAAAGGGTCTGCCGGTTTCACTCTATGATGAAGAAACGGGAAAGCAGACAGTGTTTATGACAGAAGAAAGCTATAAGGAGATGAATGACTGGTGGAACGGCCCTCCGGATTGATAAACACCTCAAATGGTAATTGTCAGTTTGGCAATGAAAAATGCTTGTGCCAGTTTTGTAAAGCTGGCTGCAGTAAACGGCTTACTTGTTTGGAATGCATTTCAGAAAGAAAGACTGTCCACGACATCACCCAATGCACTGGATTTAAAAAGGAGATGAACGGCTGATGGAGCGCCTCTCCAGACTGATCAAGAATTTTGTAGTCGCGCGTGGAAACACAAAAAGCCAGTATTGCCTGGAACTATTTAAGAAGGAGCATAATAGAACTATGTATGAATGGGCAAAACGAGAAATTGAACTCGCATGTAAGCGGGAACGTGGAGACCGCCCTAAGGATGAATTTGATTACGGATGTGCTTGCTATGCAAGTGCGCTCAAAGCATATAAGAGCCTGCTGGGGGACGGCCACAGTTGTATGAGCATCGGATACACCAAACATATTCTGGATCGGTTGATCGATGGGAAAGTGCTGACGCCTATTGAAGATACGCCGGACATTTGGAATGATTGTGCTCGATATGAATATGAGGTGGGATATTCCGTCCAGCAGTGCAAGCGTATGAGCAGTCTGTTTAAGTACATCTACGATGATGGAACCGTCAAATACAAAGATATCAATCGATTTGTATGTGCCGATAAGGATCAGCCGAGTCTTACCTGGCATAGCGGTCTAATTGATAAGATTCTCAATGAAAAATTCCCGATTACTATGCCATATATGCCGTCTGATAGACCGTTTAGGGTTTATTGTTCTGAAGCGTTGACGGATCCTAAAAATGGCGATTTCGATACAGTTGCAATTTGGTATGCCAAGACACCAAATGGAGATCATGAAGAAATCAACCGCTTCTTCAAAGAAGGTAAAGATGATTGGGTTGAAATCGATGAAACTGAATACCAGAAACGAAAGGAAATGGAGGTTGCAAAAAATGGCACAAATTGATATTCGCAAACATCTCGTATATCTCAATGAAAAATATGGCGTCGAGCTCGAGACCGAAGACGTCAGCGATGGGTATCACACATTCGGCTGTTTGTATGAGCAGCGCTGTATCCTGTTCGCGGCTTTGGTAGGAGCATATCGTGACCTGGCATGGAAGTCCAGATGCCATTCGGATGGTGAACCTTGCTTTGGAGGTGGATGGTTTGTTGTCGGTATCAAGACACCTCAGGGGCAGTACACCTATCACTATCCGGAAGAGGATTGGTATCTGTTCGACTGTGAAGAAGTTGAGCGGGCACCCGAGTGGGACGGGCATACAGCAGAGGACGTGACACGACTGCTGTCTTTGCAGACACCTTCTATTTCGGATGTGGTCGGGGCCATGACGCTCGATAAATACAATCAGCCTTCGGAGGAATAAACGATGATTATTATTGCGTGCCTGATCTGGGTCGGAGTTCAGCTTGGAGCTCCGGCCGCTTTTTATATTCTGCTGGGTATTGATGCTCTATTTAAGATTCTGGCATTGGGCATTAAGTTAGGAGAGAAGAAATGAGTATCTTAAAAAATCCAGAATCTTGTCCGAACTGTGTCCACAAGGATGTCTGTATGTATAAAAAGGACTATGCCAAGCTCGTGGCAGATTTGGAAAAAGATGATCGGCTTTTACCTGCAGGAGTAGACTTTATCGAACCGCGATTTATCACTTGTAAATACTATAAAGGCGTAATAAGGAGTAATATAGAATGAACCCTGATGAAATTGATGTGATGAAACTGACACCGGAAGATTACCTCAAGATGCGAGATCGTTGCAAAGAGCTGGAGCGTGATAATATCCTTCAGCATGAACATATTCTGGAGCTTGAAAGGGTGAACTCCGAACTTTCAGGCACCATCCGCAGAATGCATGGCGGCTGCGAAAGAGCCGTCGAATTGCGCAAGCTTCTGGACGAATTATTTAACATCGGCCGAAACGAAGTTGTATCCGATGACGAGATTCGGAAAAGGATGAAAAATCTTCAGAACGAGCTTGCACAACTCAGAAAAGAAAACTGTCAGGTTTACAACCAGCGTAACCAGCTCGCTGACGAGAAAAAACAGCAGGCTGCTTATATTTTGGAACTTCGGGAGGAGCTCGAGCGTATTCGCAGGGCGGCGAACAACAGCATTGATTCCTCTCAGACGGCTCTGAAGGACGCTGACGCCAAGATCCAGTCTGCCAATGATCGAGCTGCCAATGCAAAGAAAGAGGCAAAGGAAGCTAAGGAGAGGGTTCGGTATCTGGAGAGGAAGCTCCGAGATGTGGAGAGTCTCAATGATTCGCTCATAAAAGAGCTGGTAAGAAGACAGGAGGCTCTACGGCAGGTCATTGATAATGACGCAGATGCGTATCAGCAAAACGTTCTGAAATATGCTCCAGATCATCATGATTATCTGTTAAATGTTATCTATGCAGCGATGGGTATGTGCGGTGAAGCCGGAGAAGCATCGGAACTTGTGAAAAAGTACGCGTATCATGACCATGCAATTGATACAGAGCATCTGGCACGAGAGCTTGGAGATGTGCTCTGGTATGTATCCTATATGGCACATCTGTTTGGATATCCTCTCGGTAAAATTATGGCTATGAACCAGGAGAAGCTTGCCAAACGGTATCCCGACGGGAAGTTCGATGCAGAAAGAAGTAGAAATCGGGAGGAGGGCGATATTTAATGCCTCTCTTCAAACGAAACGGAAAAACCATTTTTGGTTGCCAATTCAACAAAAAAGAACAAGAAGCAATGGAGCGTGAAGTTCGATCTCAGCTTGCCGAGTGGAGTCGAAAGAACATGATGGAAATCGATGCCATGTTCCTTTGGTTCATGCATGAGGAATTCGGTTTCGGAGTGGAACGCCTGCGCAGAGTGTACTTTGGCTTCCGACCGTACATGGAAGAGCTGGCAAAGCGGTATGAGATGAAAGGGTCTGATACGCCATTTCTGTGTACGAAGAAGCTGCTGGACTATGGCGTTGATCTTGAAAAATGGGATAAAGAAATGGAGCAGATGGTTGAAGAGTGACAGAAATTGTGATATTCTTAAAATACTTTCAATAATAAAACGACCTTTACAAAAAAAAAAAAGAGAGGCGCATGTATGAAATACTGTAAGAATTGTGGTAAGCAACTACCAGATGATGCAAGATTCTGTGTAGATTGTGGAACACCGATCAAGGAAGCATCGTCCAAAAGACGAGTGGAACAGGCTGGGACGATCTATAAGTGTCCGAACTGCGGAGAAATGCTGGAATCGATGACGGCTGTGTGCCCGGCTTGCGGGTATGAGATCCGAAACGTGAAAGCGGTGAGTTCTGTTCAGACATTTGCAGAACAGTTTGCGAAAATCGAGGCGGAAGAGATGCCACAGGTCGAAAACAATTCCTTCATGAAAAGGGTATTCGGTCGGGATCTCAGAGAAACCCCTGCTAGACTGGAAGAGGCACGGCGGACGTTTGAGAAACAAAAGCGGGATAAAAAGATCAACTTCATTTCTAATTATCCCGTTCCGAACACGAAAGAGGATCTGGCGGAGTTTGCATTACTTGTGACAACAAATCTAAAGGATAGTTCTGACGATGAAGTTTATGAGGCATGGGTCGGAAAGCTAGAGCAGTTGTACCAAAAGGCTGAGATCCTGATACCGACAGATCCGATGTTTGAACGGATTGAAGACACTTATCACAAAGCAACGAGCAAAGCGCAGCGAAAAAAGATGGTTCCGATCCTGCTGATTGCTGGACCAATCATTACCTGCCTTTTGATCATCGGTTTTATCTCCAACCCAACGCTGACATGGATCATTCTCGGTACGGCGATTGTGCTCGGAATCGGCGGTACTATCCTATCCAAACAGAAACGACAAAACAGAAGGAGACATTAACATGGGACTCTTTTCAAAGCTTACATCCGGTGGATTGATGAATGAGATCCGTTGTGACGAACCTTCATATCTGATTTGGAAGTGGCGTCCAGCAGGCGGAAACGGTAAACGGGAAAACGCCATCCGATGGGGTTCTTCCCTCCGTGTCAAAGACGGTGAGGTTGCAATATTTGTCTACAAGCATAGCGACGGGACGCTGCAAGACTTTATTGAAGGTCCGTTCGACGGCATTGCAGATACAAAGAACCTTCCGATTCTGGCAGACCTGATTGGACTCGCCTATGACGGTGGGACTCCGTTCCAAGCGGAGATTTATTTCATCAATCTTGCTAGCATCATTCAGACACGGTTCGCAGTTCCGTACTTCGAAGTTGCAGATCCAAGATTCCCGGATTTCAGTGTTCCGGTTGCGGTGCGAGGAACGATTGGATTCAAGATCAAGGACTACCGGCAGTTCATCAAGCTGCATCGTTTGGCTGAGTTCACGCTGGAGGATTTCCAGAAGCAGATCCGTGATGCTGTCAGCCGCTATACGAAGGATATTGTGGCGAACATCCCAACTGCCGAGAACATCCCGGTTGTTCAGCTGGATCGAAAAACAGATTTGATCAGCGAGAAGCTGGAGGCTGTTGTCAGCGAACGACTCAATGATAATTTTGGTGTTCTGGTATCCGGCGTGGACGTTGGAGCGGTCGAAATTGACAAGGATAGCGACGGTTATCGGGAACTTGTAAAAGTTACCAAAAATGTCACTACGGCTCGTGTAGAGGCTGAAACGGAGGATTACAAGGAACGTCTTCGGATTGCGCGGGAAGAAGGCCAGTATGCGCAACGCAAGCAGACAGAAACGGCTCATTTTGCAGCATATCAGGTCGAAGCACAGCGCGATGTTGGTGTTGCCGGCGCAAATGCGCTTGGACAGATGGGTGCGAATGGCGGCGGTAATGCTGATGCTGGTGGGTTTAATCCTGCAGCTATGATGGCTGGAATGACACTTGGCGGTGCGATCGGACAGAATCTTGCTGGCACGATGAATGGTGTAAGCAGCGCTCCGGTTCCTCCACCCATTCCCGAATCGAAGTATTATGTAGCAGTCAATGGTCAGCCGACTGGTCCTTATACGGTTGCTTCACTTCGAGAGATGATGCAGAACGGTCAACTCACGCGGCTCAGTCTCGTATGGAAAGATGGCATGGCTGGCTGGTCTGCGGTTGAAAATGTTGATGATCTGAAGTCAGTTTTGGGTGCTGTTATTCCGCCAATACCGACTGTGTAATACAGAAAAGATAGCTCTTGTGGGGTCCTTCGTGGGCCTCACAGGGGCTTTTCTTTTTGCTATTTTAGAGAAAAAGTTGGTAAAATTTCTGCCCACTTTAGTCAAATAAAAAGTGGGCACAACCCGGGCAAAACTGGGCAGAGCACAGAAAATTGGCATTTGGGACTCGGAATTTTTGAAAATTTTTGGACAAAAGTGGCCATTTGCCCACTTTCTGCCCACTTTTTGCCCACTTTTGAAAAGCCGAAAAACCTAGTATTTTCAATGGTTTCGGGGTTTTCTGCCCACTTTCCCACTTTTTTTCTTATTAACCCTAGAGAAAAATTTTTATTATAGTAATAAGGGATTTTTCAAAAAAGTGGGCAGAGCGTGATTTTTCGTCGATTTTGAGGAAATTCGGTGAGATGCTGAAAATCCGAAAAATCTAACCTAGCTTAGCGAGAACAAACCTAGATTAAAATTCCCAGATTCAGGGTGTCGTGTGAAAAGTTCAGAAAAGTCATTTTTCTGGATACTGATGACTACGCGTGAAAAACATGCCCTTTTATGAAGAGAGAGGCAATATATGCTTCTCTCTTTAATTTTTGTTTGGAGGTTTAACAATCTCATGTTGGAAAACAAATTTAAGACAAAGCTCATCAAAGAGATTCGCGAGCGACTTCCCGGAGCAATCGTGCTCCATATCAATCCGCCTCCGCAGGGCATTCCCGATCTCCTCGTTTTGAACGGGGAACGTTGGGCCGCCCTGGAAGGGAAGAAAGAAACCAATTCGAGTCATCGGCCGAATCAGGATTATTGGATTGAGAAGATGAACAGGATGTCGTTCGCTGCGTTCATCAGTCCTGAAAACAAGGAGGAAGTTCTGAATGCAATGGAACGATCATTCTCGGATTGAAGGACGACACGCAACATTCTCTGCGAGCAAGTATAATTGGCTGAATTACACAGACGATAAGCTGGTCACGGTCTATGATAATATGAAGGCAAAAGAAAGAGGGACTGTTCTTCATGCGTTCGCTGCGACCTGCATCCGTCTCGGACAAAAGCTTCCTCGCTCGCACAAGACACTCAATCAATACGTGAATGATGCAATTGGCTTCCGAATGGATCCGGAAGTGCTGCTGTACTATTCTGATGACTTTTTTGGAACAGCCGATACAATTGCATTCCGAGATAATCTTCTTCGAATTCATGATTACAAGAGCGGAGAGATTGAGGCGCACATGGAGCAGCTTCTGATCTATGACGCTCTTTTCTGTTTGGAGTACGCTGTGTCTCCATATGAGATCGATCATGAACTTCGCATCTATCAGAACGATGATGTCAACATCTATAATCCAACCGGCCAAGAGATTATGGATATTTGTGATCGCATCATTCGTTTTAATAAAATATTGATACAACATCGTAAGCAGGAGGTCTGACGATATGAACTCTATTGCTCAGGAAATGGAGAGCTTCTTAGGGATCAATGAAATGCTTGACTGCAATGATCCAGTTGCTCTCGACATTTTGATGCATTATGGCATCAAACGACGTTCCGGACGATATCCGTGGGGTTCCGGCGACAACCCTTATCAACATTCCGGCGACTTTCTCAGCCGCGTAGAAGAACTTCGAAATCAGAAATATACTTTTACTGATGAGGACGGTAAGACCTATACTGGTGATCTCGCGATTGCAAAGTCGATGGGATTGACGACCAGTCAGCTGAGAGTCCAGCTCAGTCTTGCAAATGCCGAACGGAGGAGCATTGACGTTGCGCAGGCCAAGGCTCTTCGAGAGAAAGGCATGAGCACTAATAAGATTGCAGAAGAGATGGGAATTGCTGAATCTTCAGTTCGTTCTCTTTTGAATGCAAATTCCGAAGCTCGAATGAATCAAGCTCAGAAAACTGCGGATTTCCTGCGAGAGCAGGTAGATAGCCGCGGTATGATTGACGTTGGAACTGGCTCTGAACTGGAAATCGGTGTCTCAAAGGAACGCATGAATCAGGCACTTTACATTCTTCAGATGGAAGGCTATAAGGTGTATGGCGGTGGTGTACCGCAGGCGACGAATCCTGGCAAGCAGACAAACCTGAAAGTTCTCTGTCCTCCCGGTACGGAACATAAGGAAATCTTTCAGTATGATAAGGTTAATTCTTTGAAGGATTACAAGTCCTATGACGGTGGCGATACCTTCAAACCGGCATTCCAGTATCCTGCAAGTCTGGATTCCAAACGTCTTCAGATCAATTATGCCGAGAATGGCGGTAAAGAGAAAGACGGGCTGATCGAACTTCGCAGAGGCGCAGCCGATTTGTCGTTGGGCGATTCCAACTACGCGCAGGTTCGTATCATGGTGGACGGAAAGCACTACCTCAAAGGTATGGCTGTCTACTCAGACGATCTTCCAAAGGGCATTGATGTTCGTTTCAATACCAACAAATCTGTCGGTACACCGATGGAGAAGGTTTTGAAGCCTATCAAGGACGATCCTTCCAATCCGTTTGGCGCGCTTGTCAAAGAGCGTGGCGGTCAGAGCTATTATACAGACAAGGACGGAACAGAGAAGCTGTCTCTCATCAACAAGACCCGTGAAGAAGCAGACTGGACGGAATGGGCCAACCGTGTCCCCTCTCAGTTTCTTTCCAAACAGAGTCTTGATCTGGCACAGAAACAGCTGAATGTTGCAAAAGCTGATAAAGCAGATGAGTTCTCTGAAATCATGGCACTTGAGAACCCGACTGTTAAAAAGAGACTTCTTCAGTCTTTTGCTGATGACTGCGATACGGCTGCGGTTCATCTGTATGCAGCGGCTCTGCCGCGTCAGCAGTATCATGTTATTCTACCTGTGACCTCGATGAAAGACAATGAGATCTATGCACCGAACTATAAAAACGGTGAGACTGTTGCTCTGATTCGATACCCGCACGGTGGAACGTTTGAGATCCCTATCCTGAAAGTCAACAACCGCCAGGCAGATGCAAAGAACATGATTGGCACAACCTCTGCAGATGCAGTTGGTATCAATGCCCATGTTGCAGAGCGTCTGTCTGGGGCGGACTTTGATGGCGATACTGTCATGGTTATCCCCTGCAACTCTGCAACCTCCAGGGTACGCATCACTTCAAAACCCCCACTTCGGGAATTGGAAGGCTTTGACCCGAAGATGGAATATGCAGAGAAGCCGGGTATGACCTATATGAAGTATAAGCGTGCGGACGGAAAAGAAGTCGATAACACGCAGCTTCAGATGGGTATGATCTCAAACCTCATTACTGACATGACACTTCTTGGTGCGACAGAACCTGAGCTTGCTCGTGCTGTCAAGCACAGCATGGTTGTCATTGATGCGGCCAAGCATAAGCTTGACTACAAACAGAGCGAGATCGACAATGGCATCGCTGCTTTAAAACAGAAGTATCAGGGTTCGTATGACGAGAATGGTAATTACCATGAGGGTGCTGCGACTTTGATCTCCCGTGCCAAATCTCAACAGTCTGTGACCAAACGTCAAGGCAGCCCGAAAATCGATCCGAATACAGGCGAGCTGATCTGGAAAGATGTCGACGAACCGACTTATGTAAACAGCAAGGGGCAGACGATCCGCAGAACACAGGCTTCTACAAAGATGGCTGAAACAAAGGATGCCCGTTCCCTGATCTCTGATCTTGGTAGTTCAATGGAAGAAGCCTACGCCGATTACGCAAACACTATGAAAGGTCTTGCAAACCAGGCACGACTCCAGATCGTCAACACAAAAGACATCCCCTACTCTCCTGAAGCTCGTGCTAAGTATGATTCTGAGGTTCGCTCTTTGGATGCCAAGCTCAAGACTGCGCTTTTGAACGCCCCTCGTGAACGGCAGGCACAGACGATTGCGAATGCCGTGGTGGCTGCTAAGAAGGAGAGCAATCCGAACATGACAAAGGGCGAAATTAAGAAGGCTTCTCAACAGGCGCTTGTGGAGGCACGAAATTCTGTAGGCGCGCATCGCCAGGCAATTAAGTTGGAAGAGAAGGAATGGGAAGCGATTCAGGCCGGTGCAATTTCGAAGACACAGTTGGAGAAAATTATTGCAAATACAGACCTCGATAGCTTGAGAACTTGGGCTACACCTCGTACAAAGACCACTCTCTCTAATGCAAAAGTTCTTCGTATGCAGGCTCTTTATGAAGCTGGTAATACCACCGAAGAAATTGCTGCAGCCTTAGGCGTTTCTTCGTCTACAGTTTCGAAGTATTTACATAAAAAGGATGGTGTCGCATAATGGCTTTAATGCATAATGCAATGCTGACGACGTTCGACAATCCTTATGATCCTTTTGAACAGTTCCCCCTGTGGTTTATGTTCGACATGCAAAAAGGCTACAATTCGTGCGCATATCTTGGACGAATTGCAAAGGTTTCGGATCAATTCAGTCAGGAAGAGAACGAACGTGAAGTCGAGCTTGCGATTGATGAAATTGTAAAGAACGATTTCTTGAACATTTATCGCAAAGTTACAAAAGCAATGCCTGAGAAAGAGGCGAGCTGATGTTAGATGTATTTAGGCAGCTTGAAGTTGTCTTTACTTCTGCATTTGGCTCGTCTTTTGCATTGTTTAGCTTTACTGTTATTGCTGCGATTATCATTTGACAGGGAAATTCTTTAGTAAGAAGCCCGATATAATATCAAATGATAGATGGGGAGGGGTCTCAAATATCACACCCCCTCCCTTATCGCGGCGGTCTTCTAAAATTCCCCGGGGGAAGATTTTTGGGAGGCAAACTGGCAGTGTTCTCTGTGGAACAGCTCTGAAAGTGATGATAGCTGTACATAACTCACTGAAAAGTTCCATCAGCATTTTATTATCGGGCTTCTGAGACCATCTCGGAGCCCGTTTTCTATGTTTAGGAGGGTCCTATGAACTGTAACAGTAACGTAAATGAGCAGTTTCGTAAATCTGTACTGGTGTCAGTTGATGATGTAGGTCAGATTATCGACACAGCAAATGAAGAATCACTTCTTTTAGGGCAGGTCGTGTATCAAAGTGGTACAGCACTTGAACTATCAGAGTCTTATCACAGAATCAAACGGAAAGGTCTCTATCGAGCGGATGCATCAGTTGTGTTTGTTCCAAAGGATGATGGCATCATCACAGTTCGAATGCTACTTAGTGGACATCTGCTTCCATCGTCTCAGGCACGTCTTGATGTAGAGAAGAACAAATATTACACAATCACTTCTTGTGTCCCAGCATTCGATCGAATCTTCAGTATGGAGCTTACGCCAAAACTTGAATTAACAATTGCCGGTGTTCCCGGAATCGTAGTTCGCACAATGTTCAGCACAACAAAACTCGCCTGACTTTATAGAAAGGAGACAGTGAATGAGTAAAGCAAAAACACCGGACTCTTCCAGTTCTCCTCGGAAGATCAGACCGGCTATTTCGCCAGAGGCTCGCGATAATCAGTTGATTGCGCTGGCTTACAATCTGGTAGAGAAACGTCTTCTGGAAGGCACTGCATCTTCACAGGAGACCACACATTTTCTGAAACTCGGCTCTGCTAGAGAACGCAAAGAGCTAGAGATTCTTGAATTGCAGAAAGAGCTGATTGCAGCAAAGACAAAGAACCTTGACTCGATGCGGGAGCTTAAAGCACTTTATGCTGATGCAATGGCTGCAATGTCTGATTATCAAGGCAGGAGGTCTGATGGTAATGAATAAATGTTATTCAGAGCTGATTCAGCTTCCAACCTTTCAGGAACGGTTCGATTATCTCGTTATCGGAAACGGCGTTGGATATGCAAACTTCGGATGGCGTCGTTATCTGAATCAAGCCCTTTACCACTCACCTGAATGGAAGCAATTTCGTGACCGGATTATCATTCGAGATAACGGGCGAGATTTGGCTTGTGAAGGTTACGAGATTTTTGAGCCGATCATCATTCATCATTTGAATCCGATCACATACGAGAATATCTTAAATCGAGATCCGTGCATCTTTGCAATGGAGAATGTAGTCTGTGTTCGTGATCGGACGCATAAGGCAATTCACTATGGCGATGCATCATTACTGGTGGATCTTCCACCGGCGAGAAAACCAAATGATACTTGTCCATGGAAGAAATAACAGTAAAGGAGGATAATATGCAGGATAGCATTCTTGTGACTATTCGAAAATTGGTTTGCGGCGATCCATATGCAAATCACTTTGATGCTGATTTGCTTGTTCATATCAATGCTTGCTTTTCCATCTTAAGTCAGTTGGGTGTTGGTCCAGAAAAAGGGTTTGTTGTAACAGACGAAACACAGAACTGGAGTGATTATACTGCTGACAGTACGGTGCTAAATTTGGTGAAGACCTACATTACATTAAAGGTACGCTTGATCTTCGATCCTCCGCTGACGAGCTCGGTTTTGGAGGCCATGAATAAAGAGATTAGTCAATTGGAATGGCGATTGAATGTTGCTGTTGATCCTGTCAAACCTACAACTACATCAAAGACTACAGCACGCCGTCGTTCACATAAGACAAACTAAGAGAGGTGAGAAATCAAAATGGATAGTTACCTTGCCCATCATGGTATCATCGGGATGAAATGGGGAGTCCGGCGATACCAGAATAAAGATGGGACTCTGACAAATGCTGGAAAGAAACGGTATTCGACGGATGATACTGGAAGTGATTCTCAGAATTCTAGTACAGGCAAGAAAACCGATACATCCAGCAAGAGTGTCAATGAAATGAGCGATGAAGAACTTCGCTCCAGGCTGAATCGCATCAACATGGAAGATCAGTATAATGCAGCAATGGCGAAACGGAATCCGCAAAAGAATCAGCGAGTCAGCAAACTCGTGAACGATCTTGCTGAGCAGGCTGTCCGTAATTTTGCCCAGAAAGGTATTGAAAAATTGGTAAAGAAAGTATTTGACGAAAAAGAGTCTGATACGATTACGAAATACAATACCGCAGATCTGAGTAAAGTTGGCGATAAGGCGCTGGCTGCTATGCTGAAACGAGCATCGACTGAAAGTGCCTTGAGACGCTATCAGACTCAGCCATATGAACCGCCGAAAAAAGAGTCGTAAGTATGGCTCTATCTAATACTGCAACCCCGATTTATTACGGTCAGTTTCGCGATGCTGTTCTGCGCGGCGAGATTCCCGTATGTCGGGAAGTCGCGATGGAGATGAACCGCATTGACGATCTGATTGCAAATCCGGGTGTTTATTACGACGATGAAGCCGTAGAAGGTTGGGTGAAATACTGCGAGAGTGAATTAACCCTGACCGACGGTTCTGATATGAACCTGCTAGACTCGTTTAAGTTGTGGGGCGAGCAGATCTTCGGCTGGTACTATTTCATTGAACGCAGTGTCTACGTTCCAAACCCAGATGGACATGGGGGTCACTATGAACGAAAGGTTATTCAGAAACGACTTGTCAACAAACAGTATCTGATCGTTGGACGAGGCGCAGCGAAATCTGTCTATGATTCCTGTCTGCAATCATTCTTCCAGAATGTTGATACCAGTACAACCCATCAGATCACAACAGCTCCAACGATGAGGCTTGCCGAAGAGGTCATGTCTCCGCTTCGGACTGCTATTACGCGAAGCCGCGGACCATTGTTTAAGTTTTTAACATTTGGTTCTTTGCAGAACACAACTGGCAACCGTGCCGACCGTGTTAAACTGGCTTCCACAAAGAAAGGCATCGAAAACTTCCTGACAGGCTCGCTCATCGAGGTTCGACCAATGAGCATCAACAAACTTCAGGGTCTCCGCTGTAAGGTGGCGACAGTTGACGAATGGCTTTCTGGCGATATCCGTGAGGATGTCATCGGTGCAATTGAGCAGGGCGCATCCAAGGTTGACGATTATTTGATCGTTGCCACCAGTTCAGAAGGCACCGTACGTAATGGTGCTGGCGATACGATCAAAATGGAGCTTATGAATATCCTGAAGGGCGATTATCCGAATCCCCACGTTTCTATCTGGTGGTATCGGCTTGATTCTATTGACGAAGTAGGGAATCCCGATATGTGGTTAAAGTGTAATCCGAATATTGGTAAAACGGTGAGCTACGAAACATATCAGCTGGACGTGGAACGTGCTGAAAAAGCACCTGCTGCTCGGAATGATATTCTGGCCAAACGATTCGGCATTCCGATGGAGGGTTACACCTATTACTTTGCATATGAAGAGACGCTTCCGCATAAGCCTCATTCTTTCTGGCAGATGCCATGTGCCTTGGGCGCGGACCTTTCCAGAGGCGATGACTTCTGCGCATTCACTTTCTTATTCCCGTTAAGCAGAGAAGACTTTGGGGTAAAAACACGATGCTACATTACCGATGTAACGCTGTCAAAGCTGCCGCTTGCTATGCGCAACAAGTATGAGGATTTCATGAAAGAAGGAAGTCTGATCGTATTGGAAGGCAGTGTTCTCGATTTAGATGTTGTCTATGATGATTTGGATGAACACATTATCCAGACTGGATACGACGTGCGCTGCTTTGGCTATGACCCGTACAATGCACAAGGCTTTGTCGAGCGTTGGGCACGTGAGAATGGTCCATTTGGTATTGAAAAGGTTATTCAGGGTGCAAAGACTGAGTCTGTTCCGTTGGGTGAGCTAAAGACGCTTGCTGAACGGCGCAGCCTGATCTTTGACGAGCAGCTTATGACCTTCACAATGGGCAACTGTATCACATTGGAGGATACAAATGGCAACCGAAAACTCCTGAAGAAGAGACACGACGAAAAGATCGACTCTGTCGCAGCGCTGATGGATGCCTATATTGCCTATAAACATAATAAAGATGCATTTGAATAAAGGTGGTGACACTATGGACGTTTATTTATCCCATCATGGGATCATCGGAATGAAATGGGGAGTACGACGTTACCAGAATCCAGACGGCTCACTTACCCCTGCCGGTCAAAGACGACTCGACAAAAAGGACAATAAGTGGGCTAAGAAGAACTATGACAAAATCGTAAAAAATGCGCATAAAAAGGTATCGGGAGAGCTAGACGAGTATGGAAATCAGCTACTTCGCGATGCCTCTTCTTATAATTCACGCGGACGAATCAGCAATACGGCGATCAATGCTTATAATCGTCGGATGGCTGAGCTGATGAACACGGCTGTAACAGATTTAAGAGCGCCATCGGGCAAGGTCGTGCAGTTTGTGGCAAAGCGAGGAGAACTTGGTGTTCATATGGCACTTGCGACTCCGAACTACGATATGAGTCAGCTGAAAAACGGTATCTGGTCTTCTGGACGGATTGCCTATAAGAAGAAGTCCGTCGATATGGCGTGAACATAGAGATCTCTATTGTAGGAGGTGATGAGCATTCGATGAAAGAAACACTTGGTTCCAAGTTCAAACGAGCTTGGAATATTTTTATGAATCGAGATCCCACAAGTTATCAAGGAGTGTCATATTCCGGGTCTAGTTACGGATATCGGCCTGACCGAATTCGTATGACGCGAGGTCATGAGCGATCAATTGTTACAGCTATCTGTAACCGTATTGCATTGGATGTTTCGGCAATCAGTCTTGTCCATGCTCGTGTAGACGAAAATGGTCATTTTCTGGAATACATCGATGATACCCTGCACCAATGCTTGACCGTTGAAGCAAATATTGACCAGACGGGACGAGCGCTGCGGCAGGATATCGTAATGTCAATGCTCGATGAAGGATGCGTCGCTGTTGTTCCAGTCGAAGCAGATTTTGACCCTGATGAGAATAACAGCTACAAAATCTATTCCTTGCGGACAGGAAAGATTCTGGAATGGATGCCTCAGCATGTGCGAGTCAGGCTTTATAACGAGACGACTGGACGATTTGAAGAAGTCGTTGTGGCAAAAAAATATACAGCGATTATGGAAAATCCTATGTTCGCTGTCATGAATGAACCGAACTCCACGATGCAACGCCTGATCCGTAAACTGAACATTCTGGATGCGATTGATGAGCAGAGTGGTTCTGGAAAACTTGATCTGATTATTCAGCTCCCCTATGTCATCAAGTCACCAGCACGAAAGGAACAGGCTGAACAGCGCCGCAGGGACATTGAGCAGCAGCTCTCTGGGTCAAAATACGGTATCGCCTACACTGATGGTACAGAGCATATCACACAGCTCAATCGCGGTGTCGAGAATAATCTTATGAGCCAGATCGAGTATCTGACAAAGATGCTGTATTCCCAGCTTGGCATTACAGAGAGTGTCATGGATGGTACGGCGAATGAAGAAACGATGATCAACTATCACAATCGGACTGTGGAGCCGATTTTGGCAGCTATCGCCGACGAGATGACTCGAACATTCCTGACAAAGACTGCACGAACGCAGAAGCAGGTCATCTCCTTCTTCCGTGATCCATTCAAGATTGCGCCGGTCTCCCAGATTGCAGAAATTGCGGATAAGTTCACGCGTAACGAGATCATGACAAAGAATGAATTTCGTTCGATTATCGGCATGAGACCGTCGGACGATCCTCGTGCTGACGAACTCCGTAACAGTAACATCAATCAGTCTGAGGCAGATCAAGCACTGCTAGATAGCAAAGTAGAAAATCAAAATGGACAGTCTATGACTCAGGAAGAGTATGAGGCAGCACTTGCTGATCTTGATGATCTTGATGCGCAGCTGGACGATTTGGAAAAGGAGCTGGATACATGAATAATGAAATTCTTCACTATGCCAGCCCTTACTATGATCCTGTAAAAGCTCATGAATATTACATCAAACATCGTGAGCTTAAGGGTCGTGCTTCCACAGCTGGTCTCAACGATGAAGGAAAAGCTGCTGCAAGCTATGTGAAAGAACAGCTTACGACAGAGCGCAAATCAAAAGTCGAAGCCAATAAAGAAGATACAACAAACCAGATCGATAAACTTCGTGAGCAGAAGAAGTCAAACATTGAAGCACATAAAGCAGCGATGCAGAGTCAGATTGACCGGCTGAAAGCAAAACTTAGTTCTATGTCATCTGCGGACAAACAGAAGAACCGAGACCGTATTGCAGCCAATATTTCAGTCTTGCGCGAGCAAAACGCCGCTGAACGAGAACGTTTGGATGCTGAATTCCAAGCTCAGAGCAAGTCTCTCCGGACTGCACAGAAAGAAACCAATGAGAATCTTAAGACAGAATACGACGATAAGTACCTATCTGAACTTGAGAAGATTAAGGCGAATCCTACATTCCAGAAAGCCAAAGCTAGTCGTTCTGGCTCAAAGAAATCTTCCAGCAGTAAGAAAACCAAGAAAGATCTTAGTTACTACATGAGAGGAGCACCGATTCACGTATGAAACTGAAATACCCTGATTGTGACTTTCATGGCTATGCTACGAAAGCCAATCTCACATGCAGAGATAAGCGTGTGATCATGCCTGATGCTTTTAAGGATCAGGACGGCGAGAAAGTGCCGCTCTGTTGGGGGCATCAGCATAACAGTGTCACGAGTGTTCTTGGGCATGCCTATCTCGAGAATCGAGCAGATGGTGTATATGCCTATGGCTATTTCAATGACACTGACTCCGGCCGTGCCGGTAAGAAACTGGTCGATAATGGCGATGTGTGTGCATTGTCTATTTGGGCAAACGACCTTGTACAGAATGGAACTAATGTGGTTCACGGCGTGATTCGTGAGCTGAGTCTCGTTCTGGCCGGGGCGAATCCCGGCGCGTACATTGATTCTGTCATGCAGCATGATGACGAGGCAACTCAGGAAGCCGAGATCCTGTTTGTGCTGGACAAAGATAATATTCAACTTGCCCATGCCGATAGCGATGAGGATTCCGAAGATGCTGAACTGCAGCATGCTAATGCAGAAAAGACAGATTCGTCTGAAGAGGACAAGAAAGACGATAAAGAAACCGTGCAGGACGTCCTGAATTCTATGTCTGAGAAACAAAAGAATGTTCTGCTTGCGCTGGTTGCCGAAGGTATCGCTGCCGGCGAAGAAACCAAAAAAAACGATAACAACGAGGAGGACAACACTATGAAGCATAATGTCTTTGACAATGATCGGCAGGATGAGGCGAACGTCCTCTCTTACACCGATCAGACCGCAATCATTAACATGGCCAAGACCAGCACTATCGGCAGCCTGCAGCATGCAATGGATCTGTTTGCTGAACAGAATCCGGACAGTGTTCTGGCGCATGGCATTGAGAACATCAGCCAGCTGTTCCCGGACTACAAGGATGTTCGTCCGGGTGCACCTGAAATGCTCACGACTGACCAGGGCTGGATCCAGAAGGTTCTGAAGAAGGTTCACAAGAGCCCGATCTCTCGTATCCGTACCCGTCAGGCCGATCTCCGTAATATCGAGAATCTGCGTGCACAGGGCTATGTGAAGGGCAGCAAGAAGGTCGATGTCGGCAACTTCAAGCTGATCCACAGAACGACTGATCCCCAGACTGTATATGTCAAGAGCAAGATCGATCGTGATGACATCATCGACATTCAGGATTTCGATGTCGTGCAGTATCTCTACAACATCGACCGCATGAACCTGAATGAAGAACTCGCCACCGCTATCATGATTGGTGACGGCCGTGATGTCGGCGCTGATGGAAAGATCGCGGAAGACAAGATCCGTCCGATCTGGCAGGATGATGAGCTTTACACCATTCATGCTGACGTGGACATCGCCGGTATGAAGGCCTCTCTTCAGGGCACCAACACCGCCGCCAACTTCGGCGAGAATTACATTTATGCGGAAGCTGTGATCCAGTCTCTGCTGTATGCTCGCGAGAAGTATAAGGGCTCCGGCACTCCTGATTTCTACTGCACTCCGCATCTGGTGAACGTGATGCTGCTCGCCCGTGATATGAACGGTCGTCGCATTTATGACAAGGTCAGCGATCTGGCTGCTGCATTGAACGTTGGCGAGATCATCACGGTTGAGCAGTTTGAGGGCAAGACCCGCACTGCTACTGGCGGCAAGACCAAGAAGCTCCTCGGCCTGATGGGCAATCTGGCTGACTACTCTGTCGGTGCAACCAAGGGCGGCGAAATCACGCATTTCACGGATTTCGATATTGATTTCAACCAGGAGAAGAGTCTGCTTGAGACACGTTGCTCTGGCGCAAACACCCGCGTGATGTCTTTCATTGCCCTGGAAGAGGATGTCACGAATCCCGGTGGTTAAGCCGATAAGCGATAAGGAGTAAAAATTCAAAATGGCTAAATTTTACGGAACTATCGGGTATGCTGTGACTGTCGAAGTCCGTCCAGATGTTTGGGAAGAACAGATCGTCGAGCGTACATACTGTGGCGATTTGATTCGTAACACTCGGCGTCTGGACGGTAATGCCCAGGTGAATGACAATATCACTATTGGCAATGAGATCAGCATCGTATCCGATCCGTATGCCAATGAGAATTTTCATTCTATGCGCTATGTCACCTTTATGGGGGCAAAATGGAAGATCACATCTGTGGAGGTCAAGTATCCACGGCTGATTCTTTCGACGGGAGGTATCTGGAATGGACCGACGAGCTGAGCTTGGGAAAATCTTTCGGGAGATTCTGGGCAATGGCAATGTCTATTTCCAGCCACCCAGCAATACCCAAATGAGGTATCCTGCAATTCGATATGAGCGAAGTGAAATGGCTATCAAGCATGCTGATAATGGCAATTATAATCGTCGAATCCGATATACCGTCACTGTCATCGACAGCGATCCGGATAGTGAGATTGTAAACCGTGTCAGCATGCTTCCTTATTGCTATTTCGACCGCCATTATGTGCAGGACAACCTCAATCATGATGTGTTTGAAATCTATCTTTAAGAGGAGGAACTGCTATGTTCAATATCGAATGGGATCAGGTATCGGAACGTCTGTTTGAAACCGGTACGGATCGTGGTGTTCTGTATCCCTTCAACAAGACCAGCAAGGCCTATGACAAGGGCGTTGCATGGAACGGCCTGACTGGCGTGACGGAAACTCCGTCTGGTGCAGAGCCGACGGCGCTGTATGCCGACAACATCAAGTATCTTACCCTGATGTCCAATGAGGATCTGGGCGGTACGATCACTGCCTACATGTATCCGGACGAGTGGAAGGCTTGTGACGGCTCCGCAGATCTGGACGCCGGCATTACGATTGGCCAGCAGCCGAGAGCAACTTTCGGTCTGTGCTATCGTACTCGTATCGGCAATGATACCGAAGGCGATAGCCACGGCTATAAGTTGCACCTGATCTACGGCTGTCTCGCTTCTGCTTCTGAGCGTGCATATAGCACGGTCAACGATTCTCCGGAAGCCATTGAGTTCTCTTGGGAATTCACCTGCACACCGGTTGACGTCGCTGGATTCAAGCCGACTGCCATTGTCACGATCGATTCTACGAAGGTCGATGCTGAGAAGCTCAAGTCTTTCGAAGAAATCCTTTACGGCAAGGCCGCAACATCGGATGGGGCTGGCGATGCCGTTCCTCCGAAGCTGCCGCTTCCGGCAGAAGTTCTGGCGCACTTCAAGACCGCCTAACTATTTTCCAGCGAGGGAGTCTCCATGCGAGGCTCCCTCTTATTTTTGTTTTCATAACTGAAAGGGGTTATATTATGCTGCCTATTACCAAAAAGTACATCGATTTCAACGGCGTAGAACGTGAAGAGACGTTCTATTTCAACCTGACCAAAGCAGAGCTTACTGAGTGGGAACTTGGCGTTACCGGCGGTCTCAGTCAGATGCTAGAGAAGATCACAGCTGCCAAGGACGTTCCTGCACTGGCAAAGCTTTTTAAGGAAGTCGTTCTGAAGGCATACGGCGTAAAGAGCGATGACGGCAGACGTTTTATCAAGTCCGACGAACTCACGACAGAGTTCACCCAGACGCAGGCGTATTCCGACATTTACATGGAATTGGCGCAGGATGATCAGAAAGCTTCGGCATTCATCAACGGCATCATTCCGAAAGTCGATTAAATAATGCTCGTAATTACAGTACAGGGGGTTGAAGGCTGGGACGAGCAGAAAGAAGAGTTTGTTTCGGCAAAGCCCCCTGTCTGTTTACAGCTGGAACACTCGTTAATTTCCCTTTCCAAATGGGAATCGAAATGGGAAAAACCGTTCCTTTCGAAAGAGCAGAAAACCGTAGAGGAAACGATTGATTACATTCGCTGTATGACATTAAATTCTAATGTTCCTGCGGATGTTTATGACCGGTTATCTGCACAAAATTTTAGAGATGTGAACGCTTATATTGACGCAAAACGAAGTGCCACAACCATTCACGAAGAACAGAAAGGCCGTCGAGGGACAGAAATTGTCACCAGCGAGCTGATCTACTATTGGATGGTTGCACTGCAAATCCCATTTGAATGTCAGAAATGGCATTTGAATCGTCTGTTGATGCTTATTCGCGTCTGTAATGTAAAGAACCAACCGCCAAAGAAGCAAAGTCAGCGCAATATTCTTAAACAGAATGCCGCATTGAATGCTGCTCGACGTCGGAGAGCTCACTCGAAAGGATGAAAATTCAAAATGGTTACATTTCGACAAAAAGGCGACTTTTCCAAGGCAACCCGGTTTCTGGAACGTGTGAAGGAAGCTGTTGGGTTGGGCCTGCTCGATCGATACGGGCAGAAAGGTGTCGCTGCTTTGTCGGCGGCAACTCCAGTCGACAGCGGTGAAACTGCTGCAAGCTGGGACTATGAGATTGTAAACAAAAAAGGATCCGCCAGGATCATGTTTACAAACTCACATATCGTCAAAGGTGTGCCGATCGCGATTATTTTGCAATACGGACATGGAACTCGTAATGGCGGCTGGGTAGAAGGACGCGATTATATCAACCCTGCTATCCAGCCGATCTTTGACGAACTTGCTGAGAAAGCATGGAAGGAGGTTACAAAGCTATGAGCAAAACGATCGACCAGAGAGTCGTCGAGATGCGGTTTGACAATGCAAACTTCGAAAAGAATGTTAGCACGAGTATGTCAACACTGGACAAGCTGAAGAAAAGCCTCAAGTTCGAGGATAGTGCAAAAGGCTTTGAGAATATCAGCAAGGCGGCTGGTCGGGTCGATATGGGAGGACTCTCGAATGGCGTAGAATCCGTTCGCTTGAAATTCTCCGCGCTTGAAGTCATGGCTGTAACAGCTCTTCAGAATATTACAAACTCAGCACTAAATGCTGGGAAGAAAATTGCATATGCATTGACCATTGAACCGATCAAAGCCGGTTTACAGGAATATGAGACCCAGATCAATGCGACGCAGACAATTTTGGCGAATACCCAAAAAGAGGGGGCCAATATCAATGACGTCAACCGTGCCTTGAGCGAACTGAACAAGTATGCGGATTTGACGATCTATAACTTTACAGAAATGACACGAAACATCGGTACGTTCACAGCTGCCGGTGTTGATTTGAATACATCTGTTAATGCTATTAAGGGCATTGCGAACCTTGCGGCCATCTCTGGTTCATCCAGTCAGCAGGCATCTACTGCAATGTATCAGCTCTCCCAGGCTTTAGCCTCCGGAACGGTAAAATTGCAGGACTGGAACTCGGTTGTCAACGCAAACATGGGTGGTCAGGTATTTCAGGATGCATTGAAAATGACAGCTCGCATCCATGGAATCGCCATTGATGAGATGATCGCTGATGAAGGTTCTTTCCGAGAGACACTATCTAAAGGATGGCTGACAAAAGACATTCTGACGGAAACGCTTCAGCATTTTACGGAGTTTACGGATACCTACAATGAAGAAAGCCTGAAAAGGCAGGGCTATAATGACAAAGAAATTGCTGAGATTAAGCAGATGGGCGTTACTGCGACCGATGCTGCGACGAAAATCAAGACCTTTTCCCAGTTATGGGACGTTCTGAAGGAATCTGCGCAGTCTGGTTGGACGACTTCATGGCAGACGATTATCGGTGACTTTGAAGAGGCGAAGGAAACACTGACCGTTTTTGGTGATACACTGACCAAGATGATCGGTGATTCGGCAGATGCCAGAAATGCAGTCTTAAAGGAAGGCTTCATGTCTGGCTGGAAGCAGCTTCTGAATGAAGGCATTGAAGATACAGAGGGATTCCAAAATGCCATTATAGAAGCCGGTAAAAACAGTGGCATAGCCGTTGATGATCTGATTAAGAAGTACGGCTCCTTTGAGAAATCGTTGAAGGGCGGCTGGGTCACTTCCGATATGCTGAAAACGGCGCTCGATTCTATGGCCGATTCAGTCGCAGGTTTATCAAAAGAAGAACTTGAAGCGAAAGGCTATACAGACGAGCAGCGACAGGCACTGCTGAATCTTGTAGAGGCTGTAAAAGATGGCAGTCTAAATCTAGACGAATTTGCTCAAAAGATGGGTAGGGCCTCTGGACGAGAGAACATGATCGATGCGATCACGATGGCGTTCGAAAAGCTGATGCCTATTATAAATCAGGTTGGAGATGCATTTCAGGAAGTATTCAACCCAAATAACGATCTGGGACAGCGCATTTACAATATGACAGCACGCATCAGAGAGTTTGTCGATGGGCTTGAAGTGAGCGAGAAAGGCCTTCAAAATTTCAAAATGAGTATTGAAGGTGTCCTCTCTATCTTCCATATTGCAGGTAAAGGCATCTCCGCATTTGCACAGATCATCGGGCATTTGCTCGGAAAACTTCTTCCTGTTGGTGACGGAATTCTCGATGTAACTGGAAGCCTCGGCGAGTTTTTGGTTTCAATTGATAAAGCTATTGCCTCTGGCGGATATCTTAACAAATTCGTTGAGTTGGTCAATGGCGCAATCGATAAACTGGCTGCTGGATTCAAGGTTGCAAAAGATTATGTGCTCGATTTTATTGGGTCGTGGACTGGCATTGATTTTACAAAATTTGAATCTTTGCGTGATATTTTTGCATTGATTGGCGAGAAGTTGAGCGAGTTTGGAGAGAAAATTCGTGATACATTTCCATGGGTCAATTCTCTGAAGGACGCAGTTACTGCAGCATTCCAGAAGATTCGCGGAAGTGCCGATGAGGATCTTGGTGCTGCAAATACTGCACTAGAATCTTTGAAAACCGCAGGTTCCAAAGTCAAAGATGTCTTTTCGAATATTGCAGAGAAGATTGGCGCATTCTTTGCTCCTGTTGTGGAGAAGATTAAAAGCGTTTTCTCTGGCGTTACGATCACTGATTTGATTGGTACGGGACTTCTTGCTGGTATCTTTAAGAGTATCAAGAAATTCGCTGATGCATTTACTGATTTGCTTGAAAATTTCAAAGGAATCGGGAAGAGCATTAGCGGTGTATTGGACTCTGCACGAGACGCTCTTGTTCTTTGGCAGAAAGACATCAAAGCCAATATTTTATTGAAGATTGCTGGCGCCGTTGGTATTCTTGCTGCTGCATTATGGGTGATCTCGAAAGTTGATGTCACTAAAGTTAAAGGCAGTATGGTGGCGATCACAATTCTGTTGACAGAAGTCTCATCTATCATGGCTGGTATCATGAAATGGGGCACCAATGCAAACGCTTTGGAGGGACTTTCAGAAGCGGCTCAGCTTGGAAAGATTGCTGTTGCCATGATGGTGATTGCTGGTGCTGTGCTAATTTTGGCAGCCGCTCTCAAGAAGTGTGAAAATTTGAACTGGGATAACACGCTTCCAGCGATGACTGCGCTTTTTGTTCTGCTCGGCGAAATGACAGTAGCAATGTATGGATTCATGGCAATTGCAAAGAAGAATCCATTAAGTAAAGAAACTGGTACACTCCAGTCTTTTGCAGTTGGAATGATCGGTATGTCGATCGCAATCGCAATTCTCGCAAACGCTCTAGCTCGGCTCGGCGAACTGGATCGAGAGCAGGTTATTCAGGGTGGATTGACTGTGGTCGCACTTATGATAGCACTTAGTGGCGTTACAGCGGCATTAAAAGCCATCAAATCTGATAATATGTCGGGTGTGGCTGGTTCGATGATTGCAATGGCATTAGCACTTACCATGCTGTATGTTCCGATTCGGCTGTTTGCAAAGCTTGACACAGCCACTCTGAAGCAGGGCGGTATTGCTGTCGGTGTGGCGCTTCTTGCTATGACTTCAGCAATGACCGTAATGAAATCCGCAAAAGGTGATCTGAAGGGTGTTGCGGGATCTGTGCTCGCAATGGCGACCGCTTTGACGCTTCTAATTATTCCGATTAAAGTGCTAGGCGGTATGGATATAAACTCTTTGGGTAATGGGCTACTTGGGATTCTGGTTCCGCTTGCAGCAATGGGAGCTGTACTTTCCCGTCTATCTGGCGGAGATTATTCAGGAATCGGAACAAATCTGCTCGCAATGGCCGCCGCAATGACGTTGCTGGTTATTCCGCTCAAAGTGCTTGGCAGTATGGATTTGCCATCGCTGGCAAAGGGACTTGGTGCATTTGTATTTGCGCTTGCAGCGCTTGTGGGTACGGCCTACCTGATTGCGCCACTTGCATCCAGCCTCGGCGGTCTTAGTAAAGCGATGCTCGCTTTTGGCGCAGCTTGTCTTGGTGTAGGCGTTCTCGTCGGTGCAATAGCATTTGCATTTATGCTCTTAGCCACAATCGGGGCAGCCGGTGTTACTGCGATTCTTGCTGCTCTTACAGGCTTGATTCAGGGATTCCGTGTGATGATGCCAATTATCGGTGAAGCATTGAAAGACCTGATCTTGACCCTATGCGATGTGCTAAAAGATACGGCTCCTGCTATTACAGAGACGGTGCTCTACCTGATCGATGAACTTCTTCGACAAATTGAGGACTATGTTCCGTCTATCGTTGCTCATTTGGCAAAGATCATCCAGAAAATTGGTCAGGCAATTAGAGAGAATTTTGGTGAACTTGGTCTTGGCGACTGGATCGGTGCTGCGATTTTTACAGGCATTGTTGCAGCATCTGCCTTGTTGGTCAAAGAATTTGCGGCTGTATCTAAGGATGTTCCAAAAGCATTACTCGGTGCTGTGGGCGTTGCCGCGATTCTGGTGATAGTCGGCGGGGTTATTGCTGCTATGACATTACTGGACTTAACCAGCGTGATTGGTATTGCTGCTTCACTTAGTGCTGTCCTACTCTCTTTGACCGTTATAATTGGTATTCTTGGCTTGATGCCGTTGACTGCCGGTCTTGCCGCAGGTGCGGTATTGGCTGAGTTTGTTGGTGTTATGGCAGCAGTCCTGGCTGCACTTGGCGGTTTGAATCAGATTCCCGGCTTCAGTTGGCTGATAGATGAAGGGATTAAAGTGCTGGGACAGATTGGCGAGGGTATTGGAACATTCGTCGGGAGTATTGTTGGCGCTACCATTGAAAAAGTAACAGAAGGTATTGTCGAATCTGGTACGAATCTTTCTGCATTTATGACGAATATTCAGCCATTTATTGAGGGCGCCAAAAACATTAATTTAAAGGTACTTGCTGGGATTGCAGTGCTTACGGGCGTAATCATATTACTGACGGCTGCTTCATTTCTTGACGGTCTAACGCGTCTATTCACTTTAGGTACAGGTAGCTTAAGTCGATTAGGCGAAGATTTAGCATCTTTTGGTCCGGCATTCAAAACCTTTGCGGATAGTATTTCTGGAATCAACGTTGATGCTGTCAATGCATCCGCTGCTGCTATTAATGCTATTGCCGGTGTGATTGCCGCGATGAATAGCGATGGTCTTATCGGTAAAGTGTTTGATTTCTTCACAGGAACCAACGACCTAGCTGATTTTGCTGCTGGACTTGGCGATTTTGGTACGGCGCTGATGACATATGGTGAAGCTGTTGTAGGTATTGATAAATATCTTGACGATATTGAAACCTCTGCCACAGCCGCCGAGACTATTATCGATATAGCGAAACTTGTTCCGAATAGCGGCGGATGGCTTGGTGATATTGTTGGTAACAATGACCTAGATGATTTCGGTGAAAGCTTTAAGCCTTTCGGCGAAGCACTCATGACATATGGTGAGTCGGTTGTTGGAATTGATGCATATCTCAAAGATATTAAAGACTCCGCAACCGCTGCCACCAAGATCATTGAAATTGCTGATCTTGTGCCCAATAGTGGTGGCTGGCTTGGCGATATCGTTGGTAATAATGACTTGGATGACTTTGGTGCGACTATCGGTCCGTTTGGTGAGGCACTGATGACTTATGGTCAAAAAGTGGCTGGAATTGCCGTGTATACCACAGACATCGATGCTTCTTTGTCTGTGGCTTGTACTATGGCGTCAATTGCAACGACCGTCAAAGATGCAAAAGGCGGCAAAGAACTCACTACGTTCGGCGATAAGATCGTTTCGTTTAGCTCCAAGTTAAAAACATTTGTCACGAACTGTGCTGGCTTGAATGCTGATAATATTGCATCTCTGCAGACTGCTCTTCAAAGCGTTGTGGATATTGCATCCAACTTCTCAACGATTGATACATCTGCGCTAACTGACTTTGTACAGTCGATGGAGACAATTGGATCTACCAGTGTTGATGAATTCTTAAGTTCGTTCTCCAATTCCAAGACGGCAGCGGCAACGGCCGTAAATGCTCTGATTGCAAATCTTAAGAGTGCAATTGGAACAAGCGAAAGTCAGTTGAAGAGCAAGTTCGAAGAAGCAGCGAAGAAAGGACTTGAAGGTCTTACTAGCAAAAAGTCTGAATTTAAGACTGCCGGGGCAGATCTTATAAAATCTCTCAATTCTGGTGTGAGCGGTCAAACGAATACCGTCAAGAATCAGTTTTCAACTCTTCTGAGCAACTGTATTGCTGCTGTTCGTAACTATTATAGTCAGTTCCAGAGTGCTGGCAGCTATTTAGCAGCAGGTATTGCAAATGGTATTGCCGCAAATAGCGGCTCCGCATCAGCTGCAGCTAGATCCCTTGCTGGAAATGCGGCAAGGGCTTCTGCCAAACGTCTTGAAGAAAAATCCCCATCCAAAGTCGGCTATAAAATTGGCGATTACTTTGGTATTGGCTTTACGAACGGCATCACAGATAACATCCGAAATGCCGGTATCTCCAGTGATGCACTTGCGGAATCCGCAACAACTGGTCTCTCAAATGCTATCTCCAAGATTGCGACTTTGATCGACAGTGGAATTGATACAAATCCAACAATTCGTCCTGTGCTCGATCTCACAGAAATTCAAAATGGAAGTGCTGCCATGGCAGATCTGATGAGCACATTGAGCGGTCGACCTGTCGAAGGGACTGTCAGTATTGCGGCAAAAACAGCCAGCAGTATGAACCGACCCGCATTTGCATCGGAACAGCAGACTGAAACTCCTAACGGAAAGCAGACATCTGAAAATACCACAAATAACTTCTATATTACTGGGACTGACCCGAGAGCGATTGCTGATGAAGTGGATCGCAAACTTCAAAGACGCGTAGAAAGGAAGAAAGCAGCATGGGCGTGATTATCTTTAATGAAATCCCGTCGACTAACTATGGAATTCATGTAGAGAAACCGCCCGTGTATGCGACACCTGAACGCGACTATGAGGTGGTTCATATTCCTGGTCGAAACGGGGATCTTGTGATTGATAATGGTTCATACCAGAACGTCGCAAGAAAGTATGACATCTCTGTTGGTGAGATCGATGGCAATTTTACGAATTTGGCCGCAGGCGTGAGCGAATGGCTCCACTCCGCATCTGGATATGCAAGATTAGAAGACTCCTATGAACCGGATTACTTCCGTCTTGCCTATTATGTAGCTGATGCTGAAATGGAGAATTTGTTCCATCAGGCCGGTAAAATGTCGATCGAATTTAATTGCAAGCCTGCCCGTTTCCTGAAAGTTGGGGAGCGGGCAGTTTCCTTTACAACCGCTGGTTCTCTTCGCAACCCGACATTCCAGAAGAGTTTTCCCAAACTGATCGTGGTTCTTTCCGGATCAGGCACTCTTACAATCGGGACTCAAATCGTAACGATCAGCGGTTTGACCGGCTCAACTCGTATGGTGATTGATTCAGAACTCCAGGACATCTATGAAGAAGGAAGCTTGACGAATCTGAACAGTAAAGTCTCATTTTCTGACGGCTTCCCGCTTCTGGTCCCGGGTCTAAATACGATCACATTTACAGGTAGTATTACTTCCGTGGAGGTGATTCCGAGATGGTGGATTCTCTGATTATCCTGTTTGATCAAAATGAGCAGGCGTTTACCTCAAACGGTCTCGGTGCTCTTCCAGATGCCGCTTCTTGTGTTGTGACCGAAGAGAGGAACGGCGAGTATGAGGTTGAGATGGAGTACCCGTTGACTGGACGTCATTTTCATGATATCCAAAAAAGGCGGATTCTCTATGCAAAACCTAATCCTTATGACGATCCACAGCCATTTCGAATCTACTCGATTACAAAACCGATCAATGGAGTTGTGACAGTTCATGCTGCACATTTGAGCTATGACACGTCTGGTTCCATCGTAAAACTCTTTCCCGCGGATGCTGGTTCGGCTTCGGCAGCAATGTCGTATCTAAAGAACTTCTCTGTACCCTCCACTCCCTTCACCTTCTTCACAAATGTTGGGAAGACTGGTACGATGTCGGTTCCGAAGCCCTCCAGCATCCGATCTTTATTAGGCGGCAGCGATGGATCTATCCTTGATACATTTGGCGGCGAATATTTGTTCGACAAGTGGAACATCTCCCTGCTCGAATCTCGCGGTTCTAATCGCGGTGTGACTATTCGATATGGTAAAAATATGACCGATCTGGAGCAGGAAGAAAACGATACGGATTTCTATACCGGTGTATATCCGTTTTGGTATTCCGAGTCTGAGAATGGCGGTCTTGTTACACTTTCCGACAATAACGGTATTGTCAATGCGCCTGGCACTTATGACTTCGTGAAGATCATGCCATTGGATCTTTCATCCGAGGACTTCAGTAAGGAGACAACTGACAGTGATGGATCTACAATCACGATTGAAAAGCCGACGGAGGCAGAACTTCGTGCTGCGGCACAGAAGTATATTTCCGTCAATAAAATCGGCATCCCAAAAGTATCTTTGGACGTATCCTTCGTAATGCTTGCACAGTCAGAGGAGTATAAGGACTTTGCACGTCTGGAGACTGTGAAACTGTGCGACACAGTGACAGTTGAATTCGAAAAACTCGGTGTGAGGACAACTGCAAAATGCATTAAAACTGTTTACAACGTCCTGACAGATAAGTACAACTCCATTGAACTCGGAGAACCGAAGTCTTCTCTGGCTACAACAGTGAGCAATCAGGGTTCTCTGATTGAAGAGGCTTCGGATAAGAGCTATATGGAGCGTGCAATTCAAAATGCGACAGATCTTATCATGAGTGGTAAGCTCGGCGGCTATGTAACTGTCACCAAAAATGAGATTTACATTGCTGATAATGAGGATCTTAACAAAGCTGTGAAAGTCTGGCGCTGGAATTCTGGTGGTCTTGGATATTCATCTACTGGTATAAATGGTTCTTTTGGAACAGCTATCACTCGCGATGGAATGATCGTTGCTGACTACATTAAGACTGGTAATCTAGATTGCAAGGTATTGAATGTTTCCAATATTCATGGTGATTCCATTCTTGTGGATACTATTAAAGCTCTGGATGGGATCAATCAGCAAACAGGTAATTATCAGTATATTAAGACCGGCATTCTTCGTATGGACTCAAACGGCAACAATATATATGGTATTGCTGTCGGCAAGCTCACAACAAACAAAGATGGTTCTCTTGATACTACGCAGGGTGAATATGTCGAGATCACATCTGGTCGAGTTTCATTTATGCAGAACAATACCGAAGTTGCCTATATGTCCGGGGGCAAACTTTATATCGCGAATGGCGATGTTGAAGCAAGTGATTTCAAATTTACTGGCGGCAGCAGTATTAAAGCGCAGTTAGAAGCCTTAGCCGAAAGTGTAAGTGGTAATGGTACCAGCAGCTTGTCTGTTGACGTTGGTGGTATTGGCTGGTTAAAAATCACAGAGTCGTCCTCTTCTTCAAGCGGGTCGGCCGTTGAATTAGGCTCCACTGGTGGTATTCGAATCGAGAATACCGGAGATGGTGATATCTTCCTTCACGCTGGTCTCGCACAAATCCAAATGCATCATGATACGGGCAAGGTTACCATATCTGGCTTAGATGCTACTCCAGTTTTCGGGTGAGGTGGATTGAATGGCTTCGATACAGTTTTCCCGTTCTAATGCTACTACTGTTTGGGCCAATGCTACTAACTGCACCGCGAGTCATACCTATACGATTCAGGTTTATAGCGGTGGTACATGGTGGGATAAGGTAACCAATCTATACGGTAAAGCATCTTATCTAAAGTCATTTTCTGTTAGTGGAAGTGATTCTTATAGTGCTAGATTATGGGATGAGACTATACATGGTGTTGCAGCAACAGGCAGTATCCCCAAATGGGAAACGTCGAACGACGTTAAAGTTATAATCAAAAACTATTTGAATGTAACTACTGAACTGACTGATGGTTCTTATACTGGTCAAGCTGATACATCTTTCTCAATCATGACTTCTGGAACCCAGTATCAAACATATGCAAACCAATATATTTTCAAATACTATACATTATCTTCTGAAAATTATAGTCGAACGCATGGTGTTAACGAACCAATTGTCATTAAGGCTGGTTTGCAAGTTAAGGTTTATTATGAAACAGAAGTTCTTCCGCATCCGTATATGGTGACAATCTTTATCGATGGAAGTGCTGGTCAATCGACAACTAATACGACAAACACTCAGTCCTCGATTGTTGTTTCTTCTTTACCTGCCTATGCCCTATATGCGAATGACTACGATTTTCAATACGCCAAAGTTAGAAATTCTTCGATTCAGTATTCTGCTAATTCAACGATTGCTCTTATAGCCAACTCGACGACATATATCGATTTATATTTTAAGACCAAAACACTTGCTGTTGCGCCGGTGATTACCCAAGTTACAACGACGTCCACAACTGCATTAGTTTCTTGGAGTAAAAACGGCGGAACTAAAGGCGTCTGGGTTATTTACTATGGACTTTCCTCTGCAAGTATGGCGAGCGGAGGCTATGTTACATCTTCCCCTGCCACAATTACTGGACTAACCCCAGGAAAGACATATATTTTCTATATTCAGAATTATGTAAGCCCAACTGATACAGCCAATAGTACCGCTGTTACCACTGTAACCAAAGATGCTATCGGTTATTTTGCGTGGACAAATGACGATGCCACCAACATTAAGCCTGGACAGCCAGTGAAAAATCTGACTGCCGCAGCATGGCGGAACTTGATTGCCAAAGTGGCTGCTTGCGGAGGGAGCACTGCATCAATTCCAAGTGCATCTTCCGGGACACCGATTACAGCAAATCACTTCAATCAGATGCGTGATGCAATTTCTGGACTGACCGGTGCAGGATCAGTCGCTTCAAGCGTTATTTCTGGAACATCGAAAATTCTAGCTTCCCAATTTGCCAATTCACCAACGGCCTTGAAGGAAGCAATGAATCGCGCTATCTCTGCTAAAAACAATGAATAGGAGGTCGTTGTACTCATGACTCTGAAATTGAATGACAAAGTGATCACGATCACAAACTTTTTTGAAAATCTCGGAAGCCAGACATTAAATGCAGCCAACAGTTTCATCGTTACGCCTTCTTCGGAATTTCCTGATTATTCCGACTTGAACGGCTTGAGTTTGACAGAGTGCATCATCACAAACGAAGACGGCGTTCGAATTCCGACGCAAGGCCTTTATAAGAAAGTGGATGCGATCACTGTGACATATGATGAAGCAAGTCGGCTCTATACAGCAAATATTATTCTAGTATAAAGGTGGTGGTTTAAATGGGCGTCGCCACGTATACACCGCCATCAGATCGAATTATCCACAACACGGCAGTAGACTTTGGCGAAAGATGGTCTCTTGGAACAGCTGTCAATCTCATGCAGTATGACAAAACTTTACCGATTATTGCTGTTTCGCTCTATTCTGGTGGACAGCCATACACGATCCCATCTAATGCTGATCTAAATGTACGAGTTGGTAAACCTGATGGAACAAAAGTATACAACCCGGTATTAGGATGTAATGCTCAGCGGACAATCTGCTATGTTGAAGCTACTAGGCAAATATGTGCTGCATATGGACAAGCACTAGCAGTTCTTGAGCTTCTTATTGATACCAATATCGCTGGATCTAGTTACATCCTCTTCGATATTGCTCGTAATCCAGCTCAAGAAGATGCTATTGTGTCTTCGGACGAGTATAAAATCTTGAATGATATTGTAGCAGAAGCTCGGGATGCACTCCAAAAAGCGCCTAAAATTCAAAATGGAGTGTGGTTTGTATGGGATGCTGATAAAAAAGCCTATGTCGATACAGGCTATGCTGCCTCCGGGACTCCAGGTCCGGCCGGTACGGGAATTGATGATATTGTGCTCAATTCCGACTATACATTGACGATTAGATATGGCGATAAAGTTTATACGACTGAGTCCATTCGGGGTGCTACTGGTGCACAGGGTGAGAGAGGTGCAACTGGAGCACCTGGTATCGGAATTGAACAGACAATTTTTAATGACGATTACACCCTAACTATTCTGTTTAATGACGGAAGTTCCTTCACTACACCATCACTTCGAGGAGCGACTGGCGCCGATGGTAAAGGATTTAAAATTCTTGGCTACTATCAGTCAGCTTCTGCCTTATCAAATAGCGTTCAGAATCCTTCCGCTGGTGATGCTTATGGGGTTGGATCTGGTGAGCCATACGATATTTATATTTGGGATGCAATCAATGCCAAATGGGTCAATAACGGCGCATTGCAAGGTGCTACCGGTAAAGACGGCACAACTTTTACGCCCTCCGTATCTGCAGATGGCGTTCTCAGTTGGTCGAATGACGACGGAAAGCAGAATCCGCCCAGTGTCAGCATAAAAGGCCCCCCAGGTGCAGCAGGCAAAGACCCGGAGCCGTTCTATGTCAATTGTACGGTCGCCGGTCCGAACATTTATGATGAAGAGGTCACACATGACAAGACGTATGCACAGATCCTTACAGCCCATCAGGCAGGAAGACCGTGTTATGCAGTTGTAAACTTCTCAAACAATGACAAATGTCATCTTCCACTGACAAGGTTGACAGAAGGTACTGATGCGATGGCCACATTTTCTCTGACGCAGATGGTGACGGGTGATGCATCGGAAGAACTACAAGTGTTTTATGTGTCGATTTCTCCAACCTATGCAGAGGGCTTTTGGGGCTCGCGGTATACGGCAGGGGTCGACACTCAGTTTCTGCCTGCAGTCTCGGCATCTGACAATGGAAAGTTTCTACAAGTTGTCAAAGGTGCGTGGGCAGCGGTAACGATTCCTGATGCGGAGGGAGGTTCCTACTGATGGCAAAGTGTATAACAGATACCGTCAATCTAACATCTGTCGCTGATGCAATTCGCACCAAAGGTGGCACATCTGACCCCCTGGTCTATCCATCAGGATTTATTTCTGCAATTCAGGCCATGCAGACTGGGATTATCCCGAAGCTGGTCGTCACGACGACACCAGGGGCTGCGATCACAGCGACATCTGTAGAAGGTTTCAAGGTAGTAAAGGGGACCGCCGATACTAACGGAACATGTACATTGGAGTTGCCAAAGGCGGGCACATGGGATGTGACGGCCATGGCAAATAGTATCAGTAACCACCAACGCATCGTCATTGGAACACAGAGTATGCTTCTGCCGCTATATCATGAGACCTTTGCTGACAATACATGGGATGAGATTATTGCAGTATGCAGGACCGGGATCGTCCCGGACAGCTGGGCGGTAGGAGATAGCAAGACCATGACTATCGGCGGGACGGCCTATCAAGTTGATATTATTGGTAAGAATCATGACACATATGCCGATGGCTCCGGTACGGCTCCGCTGACGTTCCAGCTGCATGATTGCTACAACGAAGCAAAGCAGATGTACAGCACCAACCTGAGCGGTCTAGGCTGGAAGAACACCGATATGCGCCTGACCTATTTGCCTGCGATTCTGGCGCTGATGCCGGCGGAGGTGAAGAACGGCCTCCACGCAGTAAATAAGAAGACATCTGAGGGCGGCAACAGCACGACAATTGAGACCGTATCGGACACACTGTTCCTGCTCAGTGAGGTGGAGATTTTCGGGACTACACATTCTTCCGTAACCGGGGAAGGACTTCAATATGACTATTACAAGGCAGGCAACTCGAAGATCAAGAAGAGAGAAGGCGTTGACGAATTCTGGTGGGAACGGTCATCAGC